GATATGGTTAGGTTTGTCACTTTGCCTTTCGCCATGTCTACCTACCTGCCTCGACCTTGAGCGCCTTCGCGAGCGCCTGGAGCGCGATGGCGCCGTCGCTGCCCTCGGGGAACGTCACGCCGTTTATGCTGTAGTTGTTGACCACCTGCGGCTGCGATTGCCCGCGGCCCCCGATCTCGGCTGCCACGGCCATCGCGAAGGGCCTTACGTAGCGCCTGTTCGATAGCGGGATCACCGCGCCCCCCGCGTTGCGCATGTGCATGACGGCCTCTGCGCCGGCTTCGCCGACCCATCCTATGTTTGTCATCATCGCCCTGGTGACGATGCCGTTCAGGGCGCCCGCCGCGTTCAGCGGAATCTTGCCGCGCGAGTTGAATATCGCGCCAGTGGCCGTCTTGCCCTCGGTGCTCTTGTGCACGACGACGTACGTGTGCGCCGTCTTGCCGTCGAGGTTGTTCAGCTCGGTTCTGATGCTCGCGATGGTGGACAGCGCGCCGCCGGTGACGGACACGTTCACCGACTTCGGGTCGAGCTTGTACCCGTTGATCTCGTCGAGCCTGCCCTTCACGTCCTCGGCGTTGTCGTTGACCGTGACCTTCTTCTCGCCGAGCTCGTAGCCGTTGAGCGAGTCGAGCGAGGTTATCACCTCGTTGGCGTTCGTGTTGACCGTGACGGTTATCTCGGAGAAACCGTTCTCGGCCGCCTCCTTGACGGCCTCGGTCGCGTCTATGACGGTGTCGGCTCCCTCGGCCTCGAACCCGACCGTCGAGGTATCGCCGTCGACCGCGTCCATGCTCTCCTCGATGGTGCTCGCGTCATCGGCGACCTCCTCGGCGCCCTTGCTCTCGACATTCACCTCGACGCTCTTGTTCGACGACGTGAGTGAGTCGATGAAGTCGGAAAGCCCCTGGATGGTGCCGTCGTCGTTGACTTTCACGCCGAGCTCGACGAGCTTCTGCTTCTCAACCTCGGTGAGCTTGTCCTGGATGAGCTGTATGGAGCCGTCGTCGGTGATCTTCACGTGCTTCGGGTCTATCTGCATCGTGTTCACGACCGACCACGCGGCGCCCACGAGCCTGATCTGGTCCTCGACGTTCGACGTAGCCGTCGCGGCCTGCCTGTCCCATTTCATGAACTGGGCGGTGCCCATCTCGGCGAACTCGCCCGCGCTGATGCCTGCCCCGAAGAGCGCCTGTGAGAACTTGTCGGTCTCGTCCTTCGCGTAGCCCGCCTTCTTCGCGACCTTCTCGAAGGACGCTCCCTCGCCGAGCTCCTTCTGGTACGTCGTGGCGGTCCTCGCCGCCTCGGCCTCCTTCTCGAGCGCGTCCTGAGTCTTCTCGACGCGGTCGCGCTGCTTGTCGTAGGCGTTCGCGGCGGTGTCGAGCTCCTTCTGCAGGTTCTCGACTTGCGGCGTGAGCTTCTCGACGTTCTCCTTGCTGGACATGTAGCCCTGGGCCAGCTCGGCGACCTTGTCCACGTCGTCTTGGCCTATGACGCCGGCCTTCGCGAGGTTCTCTGCCGCTTGCCTCGCGCCGTCCGCGCTCGCCGCCGTGCCGTTGAACGTGTCCTCGGCGACGATGCCGTACTCCTTGAGCGCGTTGCCGTTCTCCTCGATGACGTTCTCGTTCTTCTGTATCTCGACGGAGGTCTCGGCTATCTGGTCGGCCGTCCCCTGCGTCGCGGTGGCGAAGGCGTTGGCGAGCGCGCGCTGCTGCACGAGCTCGATGTTGCGCTCTATCTCGTCGTTGAGGGCGCTGATGTCGCCCGTGTAGTTGTTGATGACCGAGTAGTCGGTGCCGGCCAGCTCGTTGAACTTCTCGAGCGCGTCCTTGAGCAGCGCGACCTTCCCGGCGCTGCCCTCGCATTTGCCCGCGAGGTCGTTGATAAGGTCGCCGTAGTACTGAATTTCGGCGCCCTTGCCCACGGCCTCGTCGATCGTCGATGATATGGACGCGCTCAGCTCGGCGTTCTCCCTCGTGACGCGCTCCGTGGCCTCCTTGAGCGATCCCGCGTCGTACAGCGACCCGGACAGGGCCTCGCCTTGCTCCCTGAAATCCTTCTCGGTCGCCTTGGCCGCCGCCTTTATCTTCGCGGTCGCCTCGACGAACCCCTCCGTCGCGCCCTTGTACTCCTCGTAGCGCTTGACCGCCGTCCCGACGGCGTCCGATATGAGGCCGATGGCGATGGCTGCGCCTGCGACGGCGGGGATGCCGGCACTCGAGCCGAGCACCTTGCCCACGCTGCCGAACATACGCCCGAGCGCGGCGCCCGCCTTCGACGTGTACTGCATCTTCGGCCCGATCGGGTCGAGCTTCGCGCTCGCCTCGACGAGCTTGCCGCCGAACGCGTTTATGCCGCCGCTCACGTTCCCGAGCGCGCTGAACGTCGTGCCGAGCGCGACTGACGCGGGGCCGAGGGCGGCAAGCCCTCCTGCAAGCCCGACGACCTTCGTCTGCATGTCGTCGGGCATCGACTGGACGAGGCCCGTCAGCTGCTCGAACGACTCGCCGAGGTCGTGGATGATGGGCGTGGCGGCCTCGCCCGCCTCCATGGCGAGCGCCTTGGCCTTGTTGGTCATCTTGCCGAGCTCGCCCGAGAACCCTTCGGACTTCTTCTCGGCCTCGCGCATGGCGTCGCCGGCCAGCTCGACCGAGCCGTCGGACATGACCGTCGCCATGCCGTCGTAAGCGTCCTGCGACATCTGGAGGGCGCGCGCCAGCAGGCTCGCGCCGTCGGCGCTGTTTGCCATCTGCTGGGCGAGGCCCTCGAGCAGCTGCTTGTCCCGGACGTTGTTGATCTTGAGGTCGGCGAGCGTCTGGTTGACGGAGCCGCCTTCCTTCTGTATTTTCCCGAGGCCCTCGACGAACCTGTACATGGCGCCGCTCGCGTCCTTGCCGAACGCGTCGGCGAACTCGTCCGCGCTCATGCCGGCGACCTTGGCCCACTTGTCGAGGTCATCGCCGCCGCCGACGACGGCGGTCTCCATCTTCGATATGAACCGCTGCATCGCAGAGCCCGCGGCCTCGGCGCGCTGGCCGGTCGCGGACGCCGCCGCCGACCACGCGAGCATCTGCGGCGCGGTCATCCCGACTACCTTGCCCATGCCCATGTAGCGGGTGGTAAGGTTCATGATGTCGGACTCCATCACGGGCATGTTGTTGCCCAGGCGCACCAGCGCGTCGCCGAAGTTGTCGTACTGGTCAACGTTGATGCCGATGACCGACGCCATCTTGCCGAGGTTGGTCGCGATGTCCTCGGACTCCATGTTCGTCGCGATGTCAAGGTTCGAGACCGTGTGCGCGAAGTCGCGGAGGTCGGATACCGCCACACCGAGCTGACCGCCGATCGCCTCGATCTCGAGCATCTGCTGGGCGCTCGTGACGTGCGACTTGGAGAACTCGATCGCGTCCTCCCTCAGCGCCTCGAAGTCCTCGTCGGTGCCGTTGACGGTCTTGCGCATGTCGCGGTACGCCGAATCTATATCCTCGGCCGCCTGGACCGCGTAGCGCCCCGCCATCATGACGGCCGGCGTCACCGTCGAGTATAGGCCGTAGCCGAACTGCCTGAACGCCTGCCCGACGCCTCCGAGCTTCGACAGCAGCGACTTGTTGAGGTTTATGGTGGCGAGCTCGGCCTTGAGCTTCTCGGCCTCGTTGCGCATCTCGCGCAGCGCCTTCGCGCCGGAGGCGTCGGCGAGCTGGGAGTCCGCCTTGTTCTTCTTCGACGCGAGCTTGTCGAGCGCCGCCGACGTCATCTCGATGTCGCTTGTTATGTCGTCGAACCCGCGGCGCGCCTGCTGGGTCGGGCCGATGAAGTCGAGCTCCTTCAGCTCGTCCTCAAGGCCCTCGAGCCTCGCCTTCACGCGCGACTCGGCGACCTCGAGCTTCTCGGCCTTCTGCGCGGCCTTCTCGAACGCCAGGTAGAGGTTCTCGCCGGACGCCTCGAGCCTCGACGCGCCGGCGTTGCCCTCCATCTTCCTTATGGCGTTGTTGACCGCGTCTATCTTCGCCTTCAGGACGTCCTCGGCGTCGGCCGTCGCCCGTATCTTCGAGATGGCTGCGGCGGTTGACGTCGGCATCGCCTTGAACGCGGCGCGCATCTCCTTGGCTGAGTTCGACGACTGCTCGAGCGCCGCGTCGAGCCTTCTGGCGTCGGCGACGGCGTTCGCTATGCCCTGCGAGCTCCCGGCCGCGTAGAGCTCTGACCTGAAGCGGACCGCTTCGGCAGCGGCGCCCCTCAGCTCGGCTTTCACGGCTGCCACGCTGCTCTCGATAGCACGGTAGCCCTCGACCTTGCTCATGGACTTGAGGTCTGAGTCTGCGGCCTTGAACGCGGCGCGGAGGTCCCAGAACATGTCCTCCAGCTTGCCAACCTCGCCCGCGGCGACGCCGAAGCTCTTGAACACCTCGTCCTCGGCGTCTATCGTTGCGAAGAGCTGGCGTATCTTCTCCTTGGCCTTGTCCACGACCGGGCCGGTACGCGACAGCGAGCTCTGCAGGCCCTTGACGAACTTGTCGGCCTTCTTCCAGGAGTTTATGCTCGAGAACGACTTGCTCGCGACGGCCGAGCGCTTGAGCGCGTCGTAGACGTGCTGGAGGTCGGCTGCGTAATGGGTCGCCTCGCTCCTGAGCTTCTGGGTCGCCGAGTAGACGCTTTTCGTGTCGGCCGCCACGGCGCGGATCTTGCCGCTCGCGATTCCGCTGCGCTCGCTGAACACCAGCGTCTCGTTGGCGGCCTGCCTCATCGCCTTGCGGAGCACCTGCGCCTGCCTAGCGGCGAGCATCGTCTTGTCGCCCGCGAGGTCGATGCGCGCCGCCATCGCCTTGACCGACGACGGGTCCATCCTGAGCGCCTTGGACAGGCGGTTCATCTGCGCCTGCGCCTGCCCCGCGCTCTTCGTTATGGAGTTGATGGCCGAGTTCAGCGGGCGCGCGTCGGCTCCCAGCCGTATCGTCAGGCCGCGGAAGGCGTCGGCCATCTTGCTCACCTCACAATCTCATGAGGGCCATCACGTCGGCCCCCGTCGCGTCGACGTACTCGTCCACGTCGGCGCCGTTCATGTCCTCCCATTCCCATAGGAGCTGCATCAGGTGCGTGTACTTCATGTGCCGGAGGTCGGCCCAGGAAAGCCCCGCGGACAGCGCGCACATCGCCATCCGCGAGTAGGGCCTATTCGACCTGTCCGTCCTTCTTTTCGAGTTCGACCTGCGCTTCGGCAGTTCCGGGACGAAAGAAGCAGTCGGACAGCTCGGCCATGAGCACGTCGCGCACGGCCCAGATGTCCACGCCGCGCGTCCTCTTGCACCACGCCTGGTAACCTGGGGTCGTCTCGTCGGCGGTCTTGACGGCCGCCCAGAGCAGCTTGTTGACCGCGAGCCAGCCGACCTTGGTGAGGTCGATCCTGGAAAGGTCGTACCTGGCGACCGTCTCGCCGTCCTCCTCGGTTATCACCATGCCGTCCATGATGTCGTCCTGCATGGAGAAGAGCTCCTGGATGACGTCGCCGCGGAACTCCGCCTCGTAGAGCTGCGCCGTGTAGAACGTCACGTCGGCGTTGACGGTCCTGCCGTCGATCTCAACGGTGAACATCCGCTACACCCGCTAGGCGCTCAGGCCGGACGCGCCGGGCGTGACGATCGACGCGAAGAACGCGGTGTACTTCGCGGTGTTGTCTGCGGTCTTCTCGATGTGCCCCTGGACGAACGGGACGGAGTTGTCGCCGTAGATGAACGTCTGCGCGGCGATGCGGATGTTGAGCGTGTCGGTGTCCACATCGGGGGACTCGTTCTTGGTGTTCGCGTTCATCTCGGGTCGGGAAGCCTTGCAGTTGTAGAACACGAAGCCGATCGGGTACTGGTCGCCCTGCATCTCGCAGACGAGCGCGAACTGCGGCGGCTCGGCGGTGGTCGTCTCGAACTGGACGCCCGTGGCGGAGTCGGCGATCTCGCCGAGCAGGTCGATGCGGACCTGGTCGGTGATGCGCGCGACCTCGAGCTCGCCGGAGTAGCCGCCGTTGGTGCCGCTGAACGTGAAGTAGATGCCGTCGTCGGCGTAGAAGTCGGAGCTGTCGCCGCCCTCGCGGGACAGGCTCAGCGACACGGCGCCGGGCAGGGGCTTGAGCGACCCGTAGATCTTCGACTGTTCGCTGTAGACCGAGTACTTGGCGTTCTTGAGGCCGTAGCGTACTTTGTTAACCATCTGATTCTCCTTCTATCTGGTAAAACGTGTAGACGACCTCGAGGAGGTTGTCGTTCTCTATCCATTGCTCCTCGCGCCTGACCGCGCCGAACCTTGCGCGGAGCGCGTCGCCGAGCCTCTTCTCGAGCGCCTTGTCGCGGCGCCTCTCGTAGAGCTCGACGTTCCATCGGAGCCTCGACGCGACCTGCTCGTCGCCGGCGCAGATCGGGTCCTCGCGGTCGAGCAGGTAGCAGGCGAACGGAACCGGCGGCATGGCGTCGTCGGGCCACTCCATGTGGCAGCAGGGCACGATCGCGGAGACGGCGGCGTATACGTCCTCGTGGCTCATCGCAGCGCCTCCCCCACGGCCCTCTCCATCCGCTCGACGAAGTCGTCCTGTATCTCCTCGAAGGCCGGCGCCATGTGCGGGAAGGCGCGGGTGCGCCTGCCCGTGAGCGTCGCGTGGCCCTTCTCGAGCAGGTGGACCAGCCCCGGCTTCGCCTTGTTGCCTATTTCGCCGGACGCGACGACGCCGGGCGTGACGTGCGACGTGAACCCCCCGACGTACTTGCCCGACCACTCGTGGACCCCGCCCTTCTTTGCGTGGGCCTGGACGGTCTTGGCGCCCTTGCGGACGGACTGGGCGACGGCCTTGTTCGCCGCCTCGGTGCACGACGCCGGTATGTCCCCTACGAGCGACGAGATAGCGGCCGAGAAGCCGTCGAGGTCGCATGTCAGGTTCCTAGCTCCCATCGTCATGCTCCTCCTCGCCGTCCTTCTCATCGTCGTCTGACTTCTGGTGGCGCAGCGTCAGGCGGGTGAAGTCCCCGCCGTGCTGCTGCTCGACCTTCACGCGCTCGACCGAGTACCACGTGCCCTTGTAGAGCACGTCGCGCTGCCCCGAGTACTCGCAGGTCCACACCTGTATCTCGGCGTCGGCCGATATACCGATCTCGTACATGGACGACCAGGTGTTGGCCCCTATCGAGTACTCGTTGCAGAAGACCTCGGTGCGTACCTCGCGCGGCTGCGGAACGCCCTCTGAGTCGGGCTCGTAGCTTTTTGCCACGAGCGTGCACGTGTCAGACCAGCGCATGGCTACTCGCCCCTGCTCGCCATCGCGGCGGCCACCGACGACTCCACGCTCGCCGACTTAGTAACGGGATGATGGTGCATCAGGTGGCACACCTGGTCGAGGTAGGACTGGTTGAGGCGGCTCGCCGCGTTGTTGTCGACGAAACCGCCGTGCGCCTGGCAGTACGTCGCCACCGCCACGAGCACCTGTGGGTCTTCCAGCGAGCCGTCGTAGTCGAGCTCGAGCAGCTCGGGGTCCACCCCCTTGTCCTCCATGTCGGCGAGCGCCTTTGCGATGAGCGCCTTCCACTGCACGTCGAGCGCGCTGCCCGTCTGGCGTACGAACACCTTTATGTCGTCGAGGAGCGCCACTACTTGGCCTTCCCCGTGGAACGGCGCTTCGCCGGCGCCTTGGACGCGCGCGACTCGGGGGTCTCGACGCCTTTGGCCTCGACCGTGCGCACGACCTCCTCGACGAGGGGCGCGCCGTACCAGCTGGCCTCGCCGGCCGCGTTGATCTCGTCGTAGCGCTCGCGCGTCACGACGAACTCCTCGCCGGCCTTGCGGTCGACGCCGCGCAGGTTGTCGTGGAAGTCCACCCTTGCGATGACGTTCATGCCGCTACCGCCCTTACGCCGACAGGCCGGACGAGCCGGATCCGACCGTGTACTTGCAGAACGCCTTCGGGTACTCGACTGCGAGGGCGAAGCGCTGGTAAGCACGGAACGTCACGCGTCCGTGGCTGAAGTCAGTGCCGTCGTAGCCGACGTCGAAGCGGCGCCCGGTCACGTGCTCGTAGATGGTCGCGCCGTCCTTGAACGCGCCGAGCATCACGGTGCCGCTCGTGAGGGCGGGCGTCGGGACCATCTTGATGGTGCGCCACAGGATGTCGCCCACGGTGACCTTGTTGCCGTAGATGACGCCGACGGGGCCGCCGAGCACGTACTGGTCGGAGTCGTTGCGCAGCTTCTGGAGCGTGTCGTAGTCCTCGTCCGCCACGAGCAGGGTGTCCACCGTGAAATGCGGCGTGGCCTTGCGAATGGCCGTCTTCTTGTCGAGCAGCGACTCGATGAAGGAAAGGTCGAACGCGGACGCGGTCGCGGTCATGATGCCGCTCGCGTTGAGGATGCCGGTGATGTTGTTGCCGGCGCCGTTGCCGGAGACGATCTGGTCCTCGGCCTTGACGTCCATGCGGTAGTCGGCGCGTGAGTTGACGTGCGAGACGAAGCGCGGGGCGTCGGTCAGGATCTCGTCGGACTGGTGCCAGATGGCCGTGACCTTCTTGAGCGAGGCGGAGCTCGCGACGGGGTCGTCGACGGTCAGCTCGGAGAACGCGCCGCCCTCGGCGGTCATGCCGGCGTCGCCTTCCATCGTGCCCTCGTTGAACCAGGTCACGGTATCCTTCTCGGTCTTCTCGTGGTTGAACAGGTTCCACACGGTCAGCTCGCGGCGATAGCCCTCGCGGATGGTCGGGTCGACCTGCGTGAGCATGTAGTCGTAGTAGTTCGGGCTGTTCTCGCCGTCGAGCGCCGCGACGGTCTGCAGGTCGCCAGCCGTGCGGAACGCGATGTCGGAGAGCTGGAAGCACTTGTCGCGGGTGAAGCCGCGCTCTTTCAGGGCCTCCCACGCGCGCGTGCCGAGCGAGTCGTCCTTCTTGACGGAGACGCGCTTCTCGGCGGTCGTGGTGACGACCTTGCCGGCGCCGCCGATGACCTCTGCTGCCTTCTGGTTTCGAATCTCTACCAGCTTGTTGCGGCGCTCCTGCTCGTCGGCGATGATGGCGACCTCGGCGTCGATGGCGTCCATCTGCTCGATGGTGGCGTCCTCTGGCATGTTCTCTGCCAGGGACAGCACCATGGAACGGCGTTCCTGGTACTGGTCGGCGTTCAGGCCGCGGTAGGCCCGAGCGTCCATTGCGGTGAAGTCCATGACTTCTCCTTCCTAGTTGAACCTGATTGACATTGCCTTGGCTCGCAGCGCAATCTCCCTGCGCCTGCGCTCCATGTTGCGCTGCTGCGACTCCCGCAGCCGGCGTGCCTCGATCTCTCCGTTAACGAGGTTCCGTGCGCTGATCTCTGTATTCGGGTCGGCGGGATACGACACGGCCGAGACGTCGTAGACCTTCGACACCCGCGTGATCCTCGTCGTGAACACCTTGTTCTCCCTGTCCTCGGTGTAGGTCTCCTCGGACGGGACGAAAGCCCAGCTCATGCGCGTGACGTTACCTGCGGCGATGTCCTCGTGCATCTGGCGCGCAAGGCTGGTCTTCGACAGGTCCGCCGCGATGAACAGGCCGTGGTCGTTCGGCTCGAAGTAGAGCGTGTTGTTGGTGTTGCGGGCGTACACGCGCCCCTCGTGGTCGTACTGGAAGATGACGTCAGAGAAATCGGCGCCGTCGAGCGCGTGGCGGTCGATGACCTCGATGTACTTCCACCCGTCGCGACCCTCGAACAGCGTGTACGGGTCCTCGAACGTCGTGGCGTACCCCTCGACGTAATGGGTGGACTCGAAGCGGTTCGCGGGCGTCTCGTTGCCCTCGTCGTCCACCGCCGCGCCGAGCATCGGGTCGAACAGCGGGGTGCTCATCATGCGGTACTGTCTCTCTTCTGGTTTCGCGGGCATCTGGAGCCTCCTTTAGGCAGAGTTCTCGGACCATCGGTCCTGGTTGGTTGAGGTGACGTCGCCCGTGTCGGTGTCCCCGGGCGAGCCGTAGCCGTCCGAGTCGCCGCGGATGGTGTCGGCGTCGAGGCCGTCACGGTCCTCGTCCGCGTTCTGCACGCGGCCAGCCGACTTCGCCGCCGCGGCAGCCTGCTGGGCCTGGAATATCTCCTCGAACGTATGGCCGACCTTGTACTCGCCGCGCAGGATGAAGATGTCGCCACCGTCTATCGGCGGTAGCTGGAGCACCTCGCGGCCTTCGTTGATGGTCATGATTCCGCGGTCGGTCATGTCCTTGTTGATGTTGCGCTTCGAGGACGCGGCCGCGTACTCGAGCCTGTTCGAACTGAACGTGATCTTGTTGTTCGGGCGCTCGCGCATGGTGAACGTCGCCTGCGACATCGCCTCGCCGAGCGCGAGCGCGAACGGCTCGATGCAGCCCTCGTAGAACGCGTCCCAGGCGTTCTCGTCGTAGTTGTTCTGGAGGATCTTGCGGTTGATGCCGAAGTAGTCGAACACGTTGTTCTCGATGCGCTCCATCTCCTCGGTCGGGATGGTCCAGTTCTGCGCCCTGAGCTGCTCGATGTTGGCGAACGTCGCGTCGTAGAGCATGAGCGACGTCTCGTTGGCCCCCGACAGGTTGCTCTTGTAGAAGTCGTCGCGCTTCTGCTCGATGTTCTCGGGGCGCACCTGGCCGTTGAGCTGGCCGATGAAGCGTATCTGAGCGGAATCGTTGATCGACTGCTTCTGCGCGTCCTCCTGTGCCTTGAGCATCGTGAGCGTGTTCGCCAGGATGTTCCCGTCGCCGAACCAGTCGCTCACGTACTGGAAGCGGTTGACTATCGCGACCCGCGACAGCTCGATGGCGCGCACACCGCCATCGGGCATCGTCCAGCGCAGCCAGAACTCCCCGGCGTGGTCCACGACCTCGGCCCACGCGAGCGGCAGCGGGTAGAACCCGCACTGCACATCGGAGCCGGGGCTGTACGTCGGGACGACGCACACCGTCGTGTTGTTCATGTAGAGCGTGGCGCACCTGTTGAGGAAGCTCGGCCACGTCTGGAACTGGTTCGGGCTCGTCTCGACGGCGCGCCTGACCCTCGGCCTCGCCGTCCCCTTCACCTCGGGCTTGAGCTTCGAGCAGGCGATGGCGAACCGCTCTATCACGGAGCGCACGAGCACCTGCTGGTACATCGAGCCGTTCCAGCCCGACGTGTACGGCCTCGTGCCGACCGTCTCCACGGCCGACGACACCGCGACGCGGTCCACCCCGAGCAATTTGTCCAGGATTTTTCCCATGACCACCTAGCTATCCCGATTGTGGTACACTTATTGCAAAATTCTATGTCCCGATTTCGGTACTGCTTCGCTCGATCGCGGTCGGGGCGGCTCGGGGCGGTTTCGGGCGGTTTCGGGAAGGAACGCATGGCGACCAAGAGCAAGCTCGAGAGGGCGGTCGAGGATCGCGCCGGCAGGCTCGGCGTGGCGCAGAGGGAGCTGGTGCTATCGCAGCTGTCCGTCTACAGGGGCAACAACGCGAGGATGTCCCATATAAAGGACAGGCTCGCGGCAATCGACTCGGCACCGGATTCGACGCTCGACGAGGTGAGGGTCAAGCAGGCGTCGAGGTCAACCTTGTCGTACGAGTACAACCAGCTCTCCACCGCGAACTCGCGCATAGCCGTCGACCTTTTCAAGTTGTTGGAGGAGATATGACCGAGAAGAACTGTGACACCTGCGCCCACAAGTCAGACGAGACGGTGGACGGGGACGGCAAACGCATGGTGGACTGCGACGTCAACGTGTTCCAGATGTACTCGCCCTGGGTGGACGATTGCAAGCACTGGGAGAAGGCGATAGATGCCGATTAGGCCCGAAGACAAGGGAAAGGCCGAGCGTCGCATATCAGACGCCGAGAAGTACCTGCGAGATGTTCTGTCAGGCAGAATCGTTGCCTGCAAGCGGATAAAGCAGCTCGCGGAGATGATGCTGCCCCGCTTCGAGCACGGCTACAAGAGGTGGCACTTCGACATAGAGAAGGCCCTCAAGCCGGTCCGCTTCATCGAGCGCTTCTGCTGCTCGCCGGAATCGGGCAAGCTCCTCGTGCTCGAGCCTTACGAGAAGGCTGTCATACAAATAGCCTTCGGCTTTGTCGACGATGACGGGTATAGGCAGTTCCAGGAAGTGCTGGTCTTGTGGGCGAGAAAGAACGGCAAGGCGCTGTCGTTGAACACGCCAATTCCAACGCCTGACGGCTGGAAGCTGATGAAGGACATCCATCCTGGCGACTACGTGTTCGGGAAGAACGGAAAGCCAGTCAAGGTACTCTTCGAGTCAGAAGTGTTCTACAAGCCAATGTACCGGGTCTACTTCGAGGACGGAGCGACGATAAACGCCAGCGAGGACCATGTCTGGACCGTGCAGACAAGGGGAAGTCGCCGACAAGCGAAAAACGGTAAGTATGACTCCTACTGTGAACACCGTATTGATGACGACGGATGGTTCGATGTCACAACGCAAGAGATAGCAGAGAGTGACATCTGCCACAAAAGGGCTGACGGCAAGGGAGTTGAGTACAGGTACAGGGTGCCGATGTGCAAGCCCGTCGAATACGCCGAGGCAGACTTGCCGATAGACCCTTACCTTCTCGGCGTCTGGCTCGGAGACGGCACGTCAGAAGACAACGATATCACGGTTGGCGAGGCCGATCTCGAGGAGATGCTCGAATACCTCAAAGACCACAACCCGGTCGTGAAGCGCTTCGATACCGAAAGGGCTCCGCACATCAGGGTCGGAAACACGTTCTTCGTCGGTGGTGGGAACTCGGCACCACGTCGTCATAACGATGTTAAAGACGCACTTCGCGAACTCGGCCTCCTGAAGAACAAACATATCCCCGAACAGTACCTCACCGCGTCCGTCGAGCAACGATGGGAGCTGCTAAAAGGGCTCATGGACACGGACGGCTATTGCTCGAAAAAGGGCCAATGCCAGTTCGTGCAGAAGTCGCGCAACATAGCAATGCAGTTAGCCCAGCTCTGCGCCTCGCTCGGCATCAAGGCGACCGTACACGAAAAGCGCGTCAAATGTAACGGCAAAGACGCCGGAATTGCATACAGTGTCCTCTTCTTCACCGATAAGGAGCATACGTGCTTCAAGCTCGAGCGAAAGACAGCGAGGCTCAAAGACAACCTGGCGTCGAGGATGCTGGCAAAGAGTATAGTCAAAATTGAGCGGATACCGAACCAGCCATCGAAATGTATAGCAGTCGACGATCCGAGCCACCTGTACCTTGCTGGCAAGCGCTACACGACGACCCATAACTCTTCGCTCGGCGCGGCAATCGAGATATACATGCTCGTCGCAGACGGAGAAGGCGCTCCGCAGGTGTATAACGTGGCAAATTCGAAAGCGCAGGCGTCCCTCGCTTACGGTATCTGCCTCAAGATGGTTCGTAGGTCGAAGGACCTGAACGGCGTACTAAGAAAGGGCACTGTTCCAGACCGCGACCAGGACGGCATCATCTTCGACCGCAACGACGGCTACATCACGGTGCTCACGAACCAGACGCGCAACCTTGACGGCCTCAATATTCATTTCGTCCTTTTCGACGAGATGCACGCGAACACCAATCGCGATCAATATGACCTTTGCAAACAGGCAATGACGTCGGAGACGAGGAAGCAGCCGCTACTCCTCGCCATAACCACGAACGGGTTCGAGCGCAACGGCCTTTTCGACGACCAATATGACTACGGCTGCGGCGTCCTCGAAGGCACCATAATTGACGATACCTTCCTGCCTTTCCTCTACGAACTCGACGACCGCAGCGAATGGACCGACGAGCGTTGTTGGATAAAGCCGAATCCCGGCCTCGACACCGTCAAGAGCCGCAACAAGCTGAGAAACAACGTGAACAAAGGCATGCAGGACCCGTCGTTCATGCCCACCCTCATGACCAAGGACTTCAACATGCCCGAGTCGCGCGCGGCCGCATGGCTCGCGTTCGAGGAGGCCGTCAACGAGGCCCCTCTTCCCGAGCTGCCGCCGAGCGGCAAGTACTCGGACGTCGGTTTTCGCTACGGCGTCGGCGGCTTCGACGCCTCCGACACCACCGACCTGAGCGCGGGCAAGTTCCTCATGATGCGCAGGGACGACCCGAACATCTACGAGCTGTCGATGTACTGGCTGCCGGAGGAGGCGCTCAAGAAGGGCGACGGGTACAGGCGCGAGCGCGACGACGTCCCCTACCGCCAGTGGGAGGAGCGGGGGCTGCTGAGGACCGTGCCGGGCAACACGGTGCCGAAGCGCGTGTTCGTCGAATGGCTCGAGGAGATAAAGCAGAACTACGACGTGTGGACCTTCGCCATCGGCTACGACCCGTGGCACGTCCTCGGGACGGACGAGGAACAGCTCCAGCAGTACACTGGCAAGGATTTGTGCGAGAAGGTGCGCCAAGGGCCCCAGACGCTCTCGATGCCCGGCAAGGAGCTTCGGGCGCAGTTCGCGGCAAACGTGATAGTCGACGGGCACAACCCTGTCAACGAGTGGTGCCGCATGAACGTGCAGGTCTCGACCGACAACAACGCGAACATCAAGTTCCACAAGGTGTCCGGCAAGGCCGTGAACCGTATCGACGGCTTCATGGCCGAGCTGTGCGCCTACGTGGCGTACCTACGGCACAAGGAAGAGTACGAGGGGGTCATCTAGAAGGCAAGATGGAGAAAGGAGAATGTAGGTGTCCTTCTACGACGGCGGTGATGAGGAATGAATACGAGGCTGTTATCCGATGCTTGCTAGTTTCAGGGAGACATTTCACCCGACCGATGAAGACAGGGCGACGAGAACGGCGATGCTCCGCAGGTTCCACGAGATCGGGGTCGCCGGGAAGCATTGTGAGTACTGCAAGAAGGCGACATGGATACCCGAGCTCGAGATGGGCTACGAGACGGCGTACTGCTATTGCAGCGTTAACGGCGAATTCGTCGAACGGATCGTTGGCAGGGATTGCTTTGAAGAGAAACCGTTCGAACGAAAGGAGGCTGAATGAGGTTCAGGGAATGCTCGATATGCGGCTCGGAAGCGGGCCCGACGTACCTCGACGTCAAGGGCAAGGGGACGAGGTACGGGGCCGAGTGCGCCGAGGGCCACGCGATGGAGGCGGTGTTCGGCACGAAGAACCGCGCGGCCCAGGCGTGGAACGAGTGCCAGGAGTTCGTCGAGAGGTACACGGAGGATGGATGATGTACGGCGAGGAAGACGAGTTTATGCCAGACGACGGTGACTACGGGACCTCGTTCGGCGAAGCTATACGCGACGTTTGCATGTTCCTCGGCCACGTGTTGATAGCGCTGGTTCCGGTTGCGATAGTCATAGCCGCCATAGCGTACTCCATCTGGCGCGAAGTCCTGATTATCAACTTCCTAACAGGTTAGGAGGAACAATGAGGAAAGTGCTGTTCTCATCCGACCGCCCGCTCGAACGGGCCGAGAACCTGAAGTGCGTCTGGGACGCCTACAGAGGCCCGAAGGAGTTCGTGCAGTACCTCGTTGACGCGTGCAGAGCGCTGTCCGACAGGTACTCGGTGTTCGTGACCGACGAGATACCGCAATACTCGCCGACGAAGGGCAACGTCAGGACGGTATTCGTGAGCCACGGCATATCTGGTGACAAGCTCTACGGGCTGGACTGCTCTGAGTCCCACCGCGCAGGGGCAAGTCAGGTCGATTACGCGATATGCACTACCGAGTACTCAAGGCGCCGCGTGATGGCGCAGCTCGGGCTGCCGGAAGAGCGCGTGCTCCCCCTCGGGATGCCGATAACGGACCGCTATTCCGGGAAGCGCAAGGGCGACGGGTCCACGTTCTTGGCCGAGTACGGGCGCGCCTACCTCTACGTGCCCACATGGCGTGCGCCGGGCAACCCTCCCCTGCCGCGGGTCGACTGGCGCAAGGTGGACTCGCTGCTCGGCGACGACGAGGTGCTCGCGGTGAAGCGCCACATGTGCACGGCCGACCCGATCGTCGGCGAAGAGCTTAGACATGTCTCGGAGGTGGGCAACATGGCCCCGTCTGCGCCGTACCTCATCGACTGCGACGTGGTGTCCACCGATTTCAGCTCGATCATGTTCGACGGCTACGTGCTCGGGAGGCCGAACGTGCTCGTGACCGACGGGCACGCGGCGTACCAGGCGTCGCATGGCATGTACGAGAGCTATCCAGGATGGTACAGCTCGCGCGCGGTCGAGGCGCAGGGGAACGAGGAGGCGTTTGTCGCGGCTCTCAGGGACGCGTTCGGGAAGGGGCTTGGGTCCGTCGAGCGCAACGTGGTCGACACGGTCACGGGCGAGTGCGACGGCCATAGCGCCGAGCGGGTCGCCGAGCTGATAGCAAAGCTTGCATAAGGAGGAAACATGGAGAAGCACGCGGTGTACTCCGGCACCAGGAACCTGTACGGCGACATGCAGACCGCCGCCAAGTCGCTCATAGCGAACAGCGACGTCGACAAGGTGTGGATGCTCACGGAGGGCGGATACGACTACTGGCTCCCCGACATGTGCGAGGTGATCGACGTGAGCGGGCAGCTGTTCTTCCCGCCCGACGGCCCGAACATGTCCACCCAGTACACCTACATGGCGATGCTGCGATGCTGCCTGGCGCTCATGCCGGAGTTCGCGGGAATCGACCGTATCCTGTCACTCGACGTGGACACCATCGCCAACCGCAGGGTGTCGGACGTGTGGGAGCTACCGCTTGGAGACGAGTACTACTTCGCGGCCGTGAGGGAGAACCACCGCTCGGTCGGCAACCTGCTATACACCAACATCGGCGTGGCGCTCATGAACCTGGCGAAGCTCAGGAACGGCAAGGCGGACGAGTTCGTGGACGCGCTCAACCGGTGGCAGTTCAGGTGGATAGAGCAGGACGTGATGAACTACCTGTGCCAGGGGCGCATACTCCAGATGCCGCCCGAGTACAACGCGTGCGATTTCACGGACCACAGCTTCGTGCGCATCCGCCATTACGCCGCACGGAGCGCGGACAGGTGGCGGGGAGAGCGGCTCGTCCAGCAGTACCGCGAGATGAGCTGGGACAGGGCGCTCGAACTGCATGACTGGCAGGTGAGCAAGAATGCCTAGCCTGATGGTGAGCGTGCCAGTCGGCGACGGCGGGATCAGGCCAGCTTGCGCCGAGGCCATAGGCAACGCGGTGGAGTACGCCGAGACGAACGCCTTCGGGGTGTTCGACAGGATAGTGCACCAGCACGTTTGCGGGTACGGAATACCTCATGCGCGCAACGCAATCGCGCAGAACGCGCTCGACGCGCACGTAGACTACGTGTGGATGGTGGATTCCGACGTGGTAGTCCCGGAAGACGCCCTCGTCAACCTGGTCGAGGTAAGGGCGGCCATATGCATGGGATGGTACATCCGAGGCAGGAGCGACGAGGGTCTGACGTGCGCGATACGGCACGGCTCTGCCGGCTGGGACGACAGCATCGGGAGAGACGAGCTCAACGCCATGCGCGGCGAGGACGACCCGACCGTCCAGGTGAAGGGCAACGGGCTCGGATGCACGCTCGTCCGCGTGGACACCTTCGCGAGGCTCCCAGCGCCGTGGTTCCAGTTCACGATGCACCCGATAGGGCCGCCGCTCGGCGAGGACTACTGGTTCTGCCAGCAGTGCGCGAACGCGGGAGTCCCGCTGTTCGTCGACGCGAGGGTCGGGTGCGGGCACATCCACGACAGGCTGCTGGAGGCGAGATGAACAGGAGGACGAGCATATCGGTTGACGTGTTGTTCATGTTCGCGACGGCGAACGCGATCATATCGTTCGCGTCGTGGTTCACGGGCAACGGGCATGCGCAGCTGTACAGCGCTATCTGGGGCTGTTTCTGCCTGCTGATGGCCGTGCTGCTGTGCGTGTACCCGAGGGGAGGCGGAAGATGAGCGTGCTCTTCGTATCGCAGCTCCCACTGGGCCGCGCGGAGAACATCACTGCCGTATGGGACGCGTTCGACGGCCCCAAGGAGTTCAGGATGGGCAGAGAGTCCATGAGGACCGCCGAGAGGGACGGCTTCTCCGTGGTGGTGTGCGACTGCCCGCCAGCCTTCATCGAGGGCAAGTCGAGGTGCAAGTCCGTCAACATCGGCCACGGCATAACCGGCGATAAGCTCTACCTGGCCGACGAGGGCGACAAGCCATGGGTGGACAGGGAAGCCCTCATGCAGACCGACTACGCGATCACCGCGTCCGAGGCGGGAGTGCCGACGGTCGCCGGGCAGATGCTCATACCGAAGGACAGGGTCTTGCCGCTGGGCATGCCGAGGACCGACGCCTACTTCAAGGACTTCGGAGTGCAGCGGAAGGCGACCTACCTCTACGCCCCCACGTTCAGGGACTACGGCCGGCTGCCTGAAATCAACTGGTGGAAGCTGGAATGCCTCTTGACCGACAAGGAGCGGTTCGCGGTGAAGCGGCACTACTTCACGGAAGGCAGGCTCACTCCCCACGACCTGAAACACGTCTCCGAGTTCTCGCCGGACGCGGCGTCGGCCCCGTTCCTCGAGACATGCACCGTGCTGCTCACGGATTACTCGAGCATCATGTTCGACGCGTACATCCTGGGAAAGCCGGTCGTGCTGGCGGTGGACGACAAGAAGGAGTACCTGAAGGGACGTGGCATGTACCACCCGTACCCGGAATTCTACTGCTCGAGGGCGCTGAGCGTCGAGGGCAACGAGGTGGGGCTGGTCGAGGAGCTGAGGGACGCCGCCCGGACGGGAATGCGCGGGATCGAGCGTGATTGCCTGTCCACCGTGGCGGGCGCATGTGACGGGCGTTCCACCGAGAGGGTGGTCGAGTTGATAAGGAGCCTGCTATGAGCTTGGCGGTCATATGCGACAAATGCGGGAGAATCTTCGACGAGGACCTGTTCCGCGAGCAGCCGTTCCACGCGATATGGCTTGACGAACCCGGTCTTTACGTCGACGGAGCCCGCGAGAAGGCGGCGAGGGTCCACCTCTGCAACTCGTGCTACGGGCAGTTCGAGGGCGAGTACCTCGCGAACCTGAAGGGCTGGCAATGAGCGGCAGGAGCGACGCGATCGTGACCGCGTGCGTGCTGCTGTCGCTCGCGCTTGTCATTACCTCGCTCGTCATGGCGTTCGCCGTCGGGGCCGCATACGCCGTGCTGCCGTTCGTCGGCGCATGCTACTGCGTGCTGCTCGCCATGTTCGTGGTCATGTACGGCGACAAGGAGGCATGATGGAGCTGAAGATCGGGTTCTTCACGCTGCTCGGCATCGTGTTCACCGTCCTCAAGCTGACGTCGGCCATCGACTGGGAGTGGTGGGTCGTGCTCTCGCCGCTGTGGGGCGGCGCCGTCGTGTGGTTCCTGCTCATGCTGCTCTACCTCTTCCTCGACGGTTAGGCGCGCCATGACGGTGGAGACGAGGCACCCCAGCGAATGGCTCAGCAATTGGCCGCAGCATGAACCGGAGTTCCCGCTGAACGGTGGGTGGATGATAGACCACCTGTTCTGGGCGTTCTGGTACAACGGGCACGATGGCGACGTCGAAGGGCTCGCGTCCCTGCTCGAACGTGCGGACGGGACGGTTACGCGCAGCAACGCTTCGTTCGGGGACGACGAGACGATGGAGCTGCTCTGGATGGTGCTGGTGCAGCACTTCGGCGGGTACGGCACGTCGCCGAGGTGCGGGTGGGTGAGCGACGCGAAGGGGGCGTTCGGGCTCCTGAAAGACCATATCGCGCGCACGTGGGGCGACGATGGCTAGGACGGCGACTTGGAGGAACACGCCGTTCGCCCACAAGTTCTACCACAGCAGGGCGTGGCTGAGCGTCCGCTCGATGGTGTGGTCGAGGGCCGGCGGCCTTTGCGAGAGGTGCTTGAAGCAGGGGGAGGTCAAGCCCGCCGAGGTGGTCCACCACAAGACGCCGCTCACGCCCGAGAACGTGGACGACCCGGCGGTGTCGCTCAACCCCGACAACCTGGTGGCGCTCTGCCACGACTGCCACACGGAGGCCCATCGGCGGCTCGGGACGGGCGCGATGAACGGACGCAAGGTCGAGGAGCCGCGCGTGCGGTTCGACGAGGAAGGGAACGTGGTGAAGATATGAGCAAGACCGACAAGCTCAAGGAGGCGCTCGAGGTGCAGGCGAACTCACTCGAGCCAGCCCAGCGCGAGTTCGTGATGGCGCAGTTCGAGCACTACAAGTGGAACGAGAAGCGCATCTCGGAGCTGGAAGGCGAGATCGAGTCGGGCGTGGTGGACCCGGAGACCGGGTTGCGCTCCCTCGACATGGAGGGCAAGGTGTTCCGCCAGCGCCACCAGCTCGTTGCGGAGCAGGGCACGCTGTTCAGCCACATAATGCGATGGATCAAGAACACTGCTGCGGGCAAGTCGGAGCTAGAGGAGTTCATAGACGACTAACGTCGCAGTCATGCGGGCATATGGCCGCCACGCGTGCGCATGCGGGCGCGAAACTGCGCGAACGCGCGCTTAATCCGCGCGCTTATTAAGCTCGCGCGCGTATATTTCCCGAAAAAACGAAAAATTTCGCGGCCCTATAAGTGTGTGCCCCCGCCGTTCCCCATGCTATATGCGAACGTTCGTTCGAAAGGGGGGCTGACCTGGGCAAACGCGATCGACCGAATAGAAAAGCCCTGGTCAGCGCCCAAATCCGGCGCCGGCCAAGGCCCGCTTTTCCTATTGGCTCTAGTCCTATAGTCTCACAATGTCATTATCCTTGCCGATTGCTAATTGTCCTCGTCTGCTATGCTCATCATGTCCATGCTATGCGCTAATGCCCTATGTGCCATTGTCCTATGCTATAGCCCATGACACTATTTGCTATGCTCTAATAACGTCATGCGTACAACGTTGCAATGCGCCTACAATAGTGTTACGTAGTCTATACCCGGTAACACGTTTCCAGGTTTTCCGCTCAGATCGTAAAATGTTACGCAACACTCAGCGCGTAACAATTCGCACGGATCCCATAGGCCCGAAACCGTCAACCGTTCCCGACTGTCAATTAATGCGCGTCCTGGCTGTTGCGTCCTGGCTGTTGTCCGTCGGCTGTTATGCGTATGGCATCCAGTGGCGCGTTAGTTATAGGCATAGCGTAAAGGCCATAACCGCATACATCTAAAATTCTCGCTGCATTGTCTACGCTAGTAATGCGTCCTTTTGCTTTTATGTCGCTCAAATAGTTCGGTCTATGTCCTAACTTGCCGCTAACTGTTCGCAAGCTTTCCCCTGTCTCCCCTGCTACTTTTTCCACTATGTCATAAAACAACATGCAAACCTCAATTCATCAGGCGTTTTTGTCCTCATAGCATTATAGCTCATTGTCTACTGATAGCCTATTGTCTACCGTTTACCGCCAATTTTATACCGTTTACCGTAAGCTTATCGTCTATCGCTAGCTGTTCGTCTAGTATTCGCATTGTCGCAGGGCGCAAGTTCAGCGTACACGGGACTCAGGGCAATCAGCCCAAGGGTATCGGGAAAGCGGTTAGCGAGTACCAACCCACCCGAAAAGCGTGACGAGGGAACAGACCTAACGATTCGGGGTATCAGGCCAGGGACTCCCGCCGAAGTGCTCCGAAAAGGCGGCAGCTGCATCGTGCGAACCCGTTTGAATCGGAAGCAAAGCAGCGGGTGCCCAACCCCACATCGAACGATGTGAAACGGGGGAACCTTTAAAACCGAAGATGGACGCTCAAAGCTCAAAAGGCGCTTGCGCCTGTTCTCGCTGAGCTGCTAGGGATGAAGCTGATTATCGGCGCAAACACTCATTCGTGAATGCGCGGGGTAGACAGGGATGGATGCCGTCAGAAAAAGGCTATAAGCCGAAACCCGGTCCGCAATTAGCGCGGGGTTCCCGGGTTGGTAACTGATACCTGCTAGCAGGGTAGGCGGGGTGAAACGCAAGTGCAGCGGCCATCGACATGGGGCACTAAACCCCACATAGTGAAGCTACCTATCAAACGGTTATCAGGCCGGCCATGAGGTCAAGCCGAATCGGTTCATAGTGCTAGACGGCAGACGATGAAACGACGATTCAACGACGCACGAATCGTCGTTAGCTCTTCTCGATCTGCTCGTTTGGTTCCTCAGCTCCGATTCAGTTTCTAACCTGTTTCCCTAGCAACGCGGTCCCGTGAGGGCTGGCACTCCGTCAAGTGCATGACTTGTCCCGCGTCTTGCTGGAAATCGGGAAAGACGGCGCGATCACGATTTTTCGCAACTGATGACACGCGGTAGTGAACCTGTTACGGCAACTTTTCCCGCGTTCTAACAGGTGCAAACGCTGTTGTGTTGGCGCGTGCAATTCCCGACGTTTAGCCACGTCAAACGCGCAAAACCCGCGCATATCCCGCTTGCTTGGTGAGACTCAAGCGGGATGTGCGCACTGATGGGCACATCGAGAAGGCGCGCCCATCAGTGCGCAGAAAGCGCAAGAAAACCCCTGATGAAAGGACAAAATCATGAAGAACGCCATCACCATCACCATTTCCGGCCACGAAGTAACCGGGACCATCCAGGACATCCAGGCCCTGCTGGGCCTCGCGACGATCGCCGAGGAGGTCTCGCAACCGGCGAAGCCCAAGGCCCCGAAGTCCCCGAAGAAGCCCAAGGCCCAGGAACCGGCCAAGGTAGAAGAACCCAAGGCCGAGGAACCCCAGGCCGAGGAGCAGCCCAAGGAACCCGTGTACACGAAGGGCGGCTGCATCCTCCAATGGAACGACGGCATCGCCGCGAAGGGCAAGGAGAAGGCCACTATCACCAAGGCGTACAACTCCCTCGTCAAGCAGGGGTTCAAGGTCGAGCGCAAGCGCTGCGGGACCTGGGTGCAGCTGTACCAGGCAAAGGAGGGAAAGCGCCCGTGCAAGGAGTTCGCCGCGGCGAAGCTCGACGCAGGATGGGAGCTCGTCAAGGGAGCCTGGACCTACAAGGAACTGCTCAAGGGCTACGAGGACTGCTTCCGCCCCGAGCGCTAGGCCCCATCGCATGACCGTGCAGCTATAGGCAGGGCTATCACCGGATAGCCTTGCCATATGGCTACAGGTAGAGCCATGACCACCCGACGTGAGAAAGGAACGACGATGACGAGACGGGAACGGGAGATCGAGCGGCTGAGGGAGCGCCTCGCCGAGCTGGACGCCGAGCTGGAGCGCGGTTGGGAGATCGCCGCCGAAGTCGCCGAGCGCGACGAGATCGCCGAGCTGGCCGAGATGGCCGAGGAGTCGGCGCTGTCCGAGCTGGGGGCTTTCGGCTGCATCGAGTTCGAGCCCCAGGTGAACTGGGACGAGCCTGCCGACACCGCATTCATCCGCTGGATGGTCGAGAACGCCCACGAGTGCGTAGCCGCAGAGCTGTTCTAGGAGGAGCCGTGGACATCACAAGGCGCGAGTGCGTCAAGTTCCTAGCCGCATGTGCCCTCGTGGGAGCGGGAGCGGTCGCCTGGGACGCAGGAGTCAACGAGGGACGGCCGGTAGAGGAGCCGGCCGACGAGGAGCCGCCTTGAGCGGCGGGAAGGAGCACGCCATGAAGTGCAACGTCATCGACATGAGGAACCGCAGGTACTACGAGAACCCGAACAGCCGCTACCGCGACGAGCGCCGGTTCGTGTTCGAGATCCCCGACGACCGCGTCGGAGAGATTGCCGAGGGAGCCATCGTCATCAGCCTGGAGTCGTTCGGGTTCAACGGCGGCAACCTCGCCTACTACGGCGACTACGTCGGGGAGTTCGTCTGGAACGGCGAGGGCATGGAGCTGGTCGGGCCGCACTGCGAGTTCGACGGGCGCAACGGATGGATGAGCTAGGAAGGAGATCATCATGAAGAAGTTCGGATTCATCGCGGTCGTAATCGCCGCAGCTATCGCCGCGAGCCTGGCGGGAGCGCCGAGCGCGCACGCCCTGCAGGCCGGGAGCGTCGAGCAGGTGTCCCTGCCGTACGTAGATGACGTCAACGAGTACGGGGCTGGCAGGTACGTCCTGACCGTCACCTGCTGCGGGAGCCCCAAGGCCGAGCTCAGGGCGACGGTCAAGGGCAAGCGGGTCAAGGTCGTGAAACGGCGCCCGAGGGTCTGGACGGTCGTCGTGAGGCGGGGAGCCGCATGCAAGCTCTCCGTTCGGGCCAGGGGCGGCAAGTGGAAGAGCATCGGGTACCGGGTCTACTAGGAGGGGACATGAGCGACACGAGGCACGTCCCCACCCTGCCACACGACGAGCAGTGGGAGCTTTACGTCGCCCTGCTGAGGGCGGGAGTCGCCGGAGAGGACATCGGGCGGGCCATGAACGGGCGCGCCTGCGATTTGAACGACACGATCACGAGGAGGTTCTGAAATGACGGCGTACATCATCACCGAGGACGGGCGCGGGTTCGCCCACCACGGGCGCTACACGAGCGAGGACGGCGCCATCCGCGGGCTGCTGAGGCGGCTGGGAGGCTGCTTCGAGATCCGCGAGATCGGAGCGGTCGACGAGCCGCGGGAAGTCACCGCCGAGTGGCTGATGGCCAACTGCCGCGAGGTCGAGCTGTTCTAGGCGGCCGGCCCCGCGGCGAGCAACGGGAACAGGGCGGCGGCGAGCCTAGGAACTTCCGCCGCCCGGCCACGAGAAGGGATTGTACCATGGAAAAGCGCACCTATCGGAGCGGGAGCGGCCGCATGGTCGCGAGGATGACGCCGCTCGGCGAGGGAGTCACGCACGTGTTCGTCGAGCACCCGTACTCGCGCCACGCCGGGAAGCGGCTCGACGACTTCGCGGTCGAGGGCGGGTTCTTCGAGGCCATGCGCCACATCTGCAAGGAGTACGGCTGCGCCTGGACGCGCTGCGACGACAGGCTGTTCGGGTACTAGGAGAGAGGAGGCGGGCCATGAGGAGGTACCGCGCGACGTTCTGGGTCGGCGACGACCACGACGAGATCGAGTACGGGAGCGCCCACCGCAACGGGTCGAGGGCGAACCGCGAGGACGCCATGCAGGCGATCCGGAGGCGCAAGGGCCGCTACATCTGGGAGCGCGCCGAGCTGAGCCGGACCTGGCTGGTCCACGATTAGAAGGGAGAGCGGATGGCAGACGGCATGTGGAAGATGAACGAGGACGGCTCGTGGGAGCTCCAGGAGCCCTACAGGACGCAGCTCGTGGAGGCGAGGCTGGCCGCCACGAGGGCGTGGACCGAGGCGCTCATCGGCTACCTCGAGCCGCGCTGCCCGTACACGGCGCAGGAGCTCGCAGACGAGCTGGTGCGGCGCAACGAGCAGCGCGACGAGGGCAAGGTGATGATCTTCGAGGAGTTCGTCATCGAGGCGCTGAGCGGCGACCTCTAGGAATCGCAAGACATATCACGTTTGGGTTGGGGCGTCCACGATGGGCGCCCCTCGTTATGAAGGGAGCCGACATGGCGATCATGTTGAAGGGCGAGCACGTCTGCATCACCGGCACGCTGGACGGCATGACGAGGAGCGAGGCGTTCACCCGCCTGAAGCTGGCGGGAGGCGTGCCGTGCGAGCGATTCACGTCGAAGGTGACGCTGTTCGTCATCGCCGCCGATGCGGGCAGGAGCAAGCGCGAGAAGGCCGAGAAGGCAATCGAGAGCGGACAGAAGGTTCGGATAGTCAGCGGCGACGAGTTCGTGGCCGCACTGAACGAGAGCGGCAAGACGCCGCGCGAGAAGGAGGAGCGCATGGAGAAGAAGCAGGGCAAGAAGATGCAGGTGTTCGTGGCGGGCAAGCAGCTCCTTGCGATGAAGTGCGCGGCGAGCAAGGACGAATCGCGCCGCATCCTTATGGGAATCAGGGTCGAGGGCGACTACGAGGGACGCTGGCGCATGGTCGCCACCGACTCGTACCGCCTGCTCATGATCGAGACGAATGTGCCGCCATCGGGAGAGTTCGCGTTCACGCTGCCGCCCGAGGCCATGAACGGCGTCAAGCCGAGCGACCTGGTGGTACTCACCTACGACTCCGAGAAGCAGGAGGTCAACATGGTCAGGGAGCTGGCGCGTCGCAGGGGCCGCACCGAGGTAACGCTCAAGGAAATGGACGGCAAGTACCCGAACTACCAGCAGCTCGTGCCGTTCGACGACATCCCCGTGGCGTGCTACCGCCCCGCCCTGTTCGCATCGTCGGAGCACGTGGGAGCCATCCTCAAGGCCATGGAGACGGCGCTGGGAGCGGGAGCCCAGGTCGAGATGGTCACGCAGGAGGACGCCACGCCCGAGAAGCCAAAGGCCGCCATGCTCTACGCCGAGGGCGAGACGGTGAGGATCCGCGGGCTCGTAATGCCGCTTAGGTACACGAGAGACAGCTCGTTCCTGGCGAAGGCGCGCCCAGTCGGCAAGTTCGAGGAGCGCAACAAGGAGCTGCGCAAGGAGGTGGACGTCCTGAAGGCCAACGTGGACATGTGGAAGGCAAAGGCGCTCGAGGCCGACAAGGACGGCGACGGCGAGAAGGTGAAGGCGCTTGAAGCGGAGCGCGACGAGCTGATGCGCGAACGCGACAAGTTCGTCGAGAAGTACCGCGCTGAGAAGGCGAAGCGCGTCGAGGAGAAGGGAGACGGCAAGTTGGAGGAGCGCGTGAAGGAGCTGGAAGCGCAGCTCAAGGCCGCACGCAAGGAGCTTGACGAGGTGTGGAAGGAGAACGCGGCGCTCAAGGCCAAGCCGAGGGCGCAGGTGCCGCCCGCGCCAGAGCCGCCGAAATCGACCGAGGACACGGCGGCGGCCGTGAGCCTGGAGACGATCCGGGCATGGTGCGAGGGCAAGGGCCTCGTCGCCAGCCAGAAGGGCGAGGGCTGCTGCATCTGGGTCGAGGGCGAGTCGAAGCCCTACGCCGACGAGCTGAAGGGCATGGGCTTCCGCTTCGCGAAGAAGCGCAGGAGCTGGTACCGGGCCGCTTAAAGGCCCGCCAGGGCACGCGGTAAGCCGAGGGCGTCCCGGACGGGCGCCATCACGATCGAAAGGAGCAGGCATGGCGCAGGACAAGCAGGAGAAGCTGCAAGCCAAGGTAGACGAGGCGCGCAGGCAGACGGTCGAGACGATCATCGTGATGATGGAGTCCAAGGGGCTGTCGTGGGTCAAGGAGTGGGGCAACGCGTTCGGCGACGGCGCGATGCCGCGCAACGGCGCGAGCGGGCGCTGGTACGCGGGCGGCAACGCCCTGCACCTGATGGCGAGGGCCTACGTGAACGGCTGGACCGACCCGCGCTGGTTCACGTTCAAGCAGGCCAGGGAGCGCGGATACTTCCCCGAAAGGGGCAGCCACGGCGCGATGGTCGAGTACTACAAGATGTTCAAGGGCATGAAGGACGCCGACGGCAACTGGACCAAGGACGAGGGCGAGGCCGAGCAGGTGTTCCACTACATGCGGCTCGTGGGCGTGTTCCACGTGTTCAACGCCGAACAGCTCTTCGACGCGGAAGGGCAGCCGATGCCGAAGGAGGAGCGTGCGCCGATCGACGAGGCCGATCTCGACGCGCACCTGTGCGGGGTGGCGGACAGGCTCATCGAGACGAGCCGCTGCGCGGTCCGAGAGGTCAAGGGCGAGATGCGGGCCTACTACCGCCCGGGCGCCGACGTCATCCAGCTGCCGAGCCGGCGCCAGTTCACCGGCATGGAGGCGTTCATCACGACGCTGACCCACGAGATGACCCACTCGACGGGCCCGGTGTTCGGGCGGAAGCTCGCGAGCAGGATGCTCGACCGCGAGGGCTACGCGTTCGAGGAGCTCGTCGCGGAGCTGGGGTCCACGTTCGTGAGCCTCGAGCTGGGCGTGCACCGCACCGAGGAGCTGGAGGCCGACGACAACTTCAAGAACCATGCCGCGTACCTGAAGAGCTGGCTCGGGGCGCTGCGCGACGACACCGACTACCTGTTCAAGGCGGCGAGCCAGGCGTCGAAGGCGGCGACGTACATCCTGGAGCGCTACGACGGCATGGAGGACAGCGGCGAGCAGGCCGCTTAGGACGGGCAAGCAGGGGCGGGCGCGTGGGCCGCACGATTCCCGCCCCCACTCAACGAGGGAAAGGATACCACATGGGACTCATCGACGACAACGACATGATGGCTTACTTCGAGGAGCACCCCGAGGCCGTCAAATACGTGGAGGCGTTCGACTTCCAGACGCGGATAGGGGCCGACCCGTGCTACCGCAAGGCGACGCTCGACGACGTGAAGCACGTGAGCGTCGGGGGATGGCGCGGCGAGCCGGGCGTCTACGCGTGGCTCTACCCGTGCGGGGTGCCCACCTACATCTGGGTCGGCGGGATGCCGCCGATCGACCCCGCCGAGGTCAACGCGTGGCGCACGTTCGACGACGCCGAGGAAGCGTACCGGGAGTTCAAGCGCGCCATGTACGACCACGAGTTCGGGTACGACCCCGACGACTGGGACGTGCTGCGCAACTTCGGCACGTGCCCCGACGGCTACGGGCGCAAGGAGTGGATGGCCGCCTGGGGCTACGGCCTGGAGATCATCGAGGCGTACGAGAGGGCGCGCGAGGACGTTCTCGCCGCGTCGGGATGGTAAGGAGGAGACATGAGCACCAGGTGCCAGACGAGGATTTACCACAAGGGCGACGACGGGAGCTTCGGGGCTGGCCGCGTCGCAACGTTCTACCGCCACTGCGACGGCTACCCGAGCGGGCACGGGGCCGACCTGTGCAACGCGCTCGTCAAGGCGGGCGATGACGTGATAGCGCTGCTATCGCTGCTGAAGATCTTCGACATCGAGCTGGAGCCGGTCGACATGGTGCACGGCGACGTCGAGTACGTCTACGAGGTGACGCTGCCCGGCCCCTACGGATTCTTCCCGAACGGCAGGCCAAAGCCCCACGTGATGGTCCACCACGTCAGGAGCAACGAGGTCGTGTACGAGGGCACGCCGGAGGACGTGCGCATGGAAATCATCAAGGACAGGTTCTAGGAGGACTGCTCGAAGCGGAAGGACGGTCGGGCGGCTGCGCGATGTGCCGGCCGCCCGCACGAGAACGCTAGTGTACGATTAACGGTACAGTCAGGAGAAAGCATGTACGAGACGATCTGCAACCCCTACGGCAAGGCGGCGTTCCCCGTCGTGGTGAAGTGCGACGGATGCGGGGAGCGCATCGACTACTGCGGCTGGGGATGGCGCGAGGGCAAGCGCCACTACTGCGACGAGTGCCACGAGGGCATGGGACTGAACGCGTTCCACGAGTTCAGGGTGTGCGATCGCTGCGGCAAGGTCATGTGGCAGGGGTTCTGCGACGGGCTTGGTGACCACGTCTGCGAGGAGTGCTGGGACGCGTTCACGGCCGAGACGTTCCCCGACGGCTTCAGGCTCACGCCAGACGGGGAATGCGACGAGGATGACGACTACTACCAGGCATACGACAAGGATCGCGGCGAATGGTACATGGTCGGATGGTTCTGGACGCAATGGGATTAGGAGGAGACATGGGAAAGCTAATTGACTTCACGAGCCGATACGGCACCGATTACACGCTGGCGTTCGAGAAGGCGAGCTACGCATACGGCGGGGGCCTCGCCATCGAGGTCCACTGCCGCGAGAAGGGCGAGGGATGGTGGGAACCATACGCGACGCTCACCAAGAACCTCTACCCCGTAGGCGACTCGCAGGCTTACCTGGACGAGAACAACCTGCCCGACCTGGTGGAGCGGGTCATCGCCGAGGGATGGGCGGTCCCGATAGGGGCAGACACGAGCGGGTTCTGCATCTACCCGCTGGTTCAGTTCACCGACGAGTTCCTGGACGAAATCTGCTACGACGCGGAGAAGGGCGACGTGCTTTAAGGAGGAGACATGGCTAACGACGTCAGGATAACGCTGGACGACAGGTGCGCCGAAGCTCACGATTTCGTGCTGGCAGACGACCTCTACCTGTTCTTCAAGTTCGGGTCGCCGAACAGCAGATGCGAGATCGGCATCGCCTACGACCAGTTCGTTGGCGGAGGCGACTGGTACGTGAACGACGGGCACCTCGGCGGATGCGACCGCAAGCTCATCGACGAGATCGTCTTCGAGAAGCTGCCCGTGGTGCCCGAGTTCGCCAGGTTCAACGTCGCTGTGGATACGGCGATAAGGAAATTCAACGGAATGGAGGAAGCATGAGCGAGACTGGCTTCAAGTGCCCGAAGTGCGGGCAGGCTGAGAGCTTCACGGCCGATTCGGTGGAGCTGTACAACGCGAGGGTTTACGTCACCAAGGACGGTTGGGACTACTGCTCAGAGGGAGCGGACGCGTGCTTCTGCGACCTGACGCACATGAAGTGCGACGAGTGCGGTCACGATGCGCATTACTCCGATTTCATAGACGAGGAGGACGAATGAGCAAGCAGGAGCTGCACGAGCTGTGGCAGGGCATGTACGCGAGCTACGTGAACATCACGAGGAAGAACGGGCGGGAGCCGATACCGTTCAAGGCGTTCCGCTCGCGGATGGCGATTTGGAGGGAGTGGTGAGCATGAGGGAAACCTGCACGGCATCGATCGACGGCAGCATCAGCGAGCCGTACATGATGGTCAGCCTCATGGAAGCCGTGAGCAACCCGGAGGCCCTGCTCGAGCCCGGCGTGAACCACGCTGTCCTCCGCACGATGCCCGATGGGCTGTTCGTTGCGCAGACGAGCGGCCACACGTTCGAGAAGGGCTTGTTCCACAGAATGCACGAGTACCACGGAAGGAAATGGTGGTGAGCATGAACAAGCAAGACCTGATGCCGCTGACGGCGTTCCTGCGCGCGTGCAACGGCGAGGAGCACATCGTGATCGAGAACCTGAGCGGAATCGGCGCGGCGGGGTGGCTGGCCCACCCGCAGGACGACTGGATGGTCCACGAGTGCCTGAGCGACCTGCCGCACGGCGCGTACACGGTGGTGAACGTGAGGGTCAAGAGCTGGGATGCCGAGCTGCCGCCGGTGCTCACGCTCATGGTGGTCGAGACGGCGTGGCTCGAAGAGGACGCCGCGTAGGAGGTGGTGACGATGCTCGTCTCGTTCGCGGTGCTGCTGCTGTCCCCGTTCGCGGTGTTCGCAGTGGCGGTCGTCCACGATTGCGCTTTGCAGGAAAGGCTCGAGCGCGAGCTCGGGGAGCTGTAGCCGGCCGTCCGAGAATGCGACACGCTGGTTGATTGGAGGAAACATGAGCTACCACGTCGAGAAGAGAATGTCCACTCCCGTCCTGGACGCCATCGTGAAGGGCGTCGAGGTCGGCAAGGAGCTTGGCGACAGGCTCCCCTGCCCCGGCTGCCACGGCCAGATGTGGCTTGTGGACAACGGCGACTACCCGCACGAGGAGTACCGCAGCGACGGCTGGTTCGTGCGCACCGAGCGCTACTACTGCGAGGAGTGCGAGACGTTCGCAGACGTCATGACGAGCTACGAGCCGTACAGGCGCAGCATCGCCGTGTTCCAGGACGTGATCGACGATTAAGGAGGAGAGGATGAGCTGCAACGCATGGCTTGAATACGATATCACGGTGCTTGACCAAGAGCATGAGGGGGCAGCCCTGGCATGAGCGCCGAAGGCGATGATCAAGGGCCGTGACGACGACGGGTGCCTGACGTTAACCGCCGAATGGGAGAGCGCCGGGTACTTCTTTGGCGCGGTGGACAATCTCAAGCAGGAGCTTTCGACGTTCCCGGTGCCATTCGACAAATGGCAGGCGCGGGTCCACTACGAATACCTGGACGACGTGCCCGGTGAAGATGGCTCGATCGTCGAGTTCTGCATCCTGAACGGCGTGCTGTCGGGTTTCAAGGAGAGCAGGGTGACGATGGTTGACGCCACGCCCTGGTGCACCTTCGACCTGAAGGAGGAGCAATGCTAAGGCGCAGACCCCACCACGACGACGCCGACTGGCGGCAGTACGCCTGCACCATCGACGCCATCACGACGCGCAGGCCGCACCGCATGAGCCCGAACGGCATGGACATGCTGCGGGCGAAGGTCTGGCAGATACGAGACGGCGAGCTGAGGAACGACGCCTGGGAGGCGTACTACGAGCTTGAGGACAAGATGAAAGAGGTAGCATGATGAATGAGCAAGTTATCTACACGCAACCGGCGAAAAGCGAGTACAGCTACGAGATCGGACGCAAGCCGTACAACCCCGAGCTGATGCGCTTCGTCCACAACGAGCTTAATGCTTGCATCAAGGCTGCATGGCCGGGGGTCATCGGGCTGAGGTACGTCGAGGACATGACCGACATGACCTTCCCGGATCACCCTGTCGAGTACAAGCAGGCTGTGATAATCGCGTTCGATAACCAGTACAGGAAAATCGCCAACGTCGAGGGCGACTCGAACATTGGAGCGTTGGAGGACGTGATCAAGGCTATCAACCGATAGGAGGAACGCATGGACACAAAGGTCTATATGACGAGCCGCAGGGCGAAAATCCGCTGGAACGGCAAGGAGTACGAGCGGGTGGTCTACGAGTTCATGGACGACGAGTCGAGGTGGTGGCGCGACTGCGTGAGGCTCGGCGGCATGTCGCTGTACACGCCGAACGCCTTCGTGCCGCTCGACACGTTCGACGAATACAGGGTTTTCGAGGAGGCCGTCATGATGCCGGGAAGGTGGGTGCCGAGATGAGCGTGACGTACACATCCGACAGGAAGAGGTCGGTCGCCGAGTGCCGCCGGCTGAGGTCAACCGCACGCTGCCCGAGGAAGTGCGACTTCTGGAACTGCCACAAGCCGGGCAAGTTCGCGCAGTTCTGCCCTGGAGCCTGGGAGGCGGAGAGGAGGCGGTGATGCTGCACTTCGGCGAGCAGGCCCGCATGACCGACGAGATGCTGTGGGAGGCGGGCATGGAACGCCCGTGCGCGAGGACGCGGCGCGGGACGTGCCGCTTCGAGCCGTGCTGCGTGGCGCAGGGCATACGGTGCTGCTCGGAGTGCCGCACGAGATGCCACGCGCCGTGCCCCGCGAGCGGCAGGTAGTGCTACAATACGCGGAGTCGGCCATGGCTCCACGTGGCTTGTTGGGTTTCAAGAAGCATTTGAAAACGGGCGAAGTGCGCCCAGAAGCGGAAGGAGCCGAAATGACGACGATCACCAACTACTACGGGAAGGACATCCCCTACGCGGTCGCCGAGCAGCTGTTCGACCGGGACCTGTGCGAGGAGCTGCACCTGAAGATGGCGCCATGCGCGGAACAGGAGTTCTTCGACGCATACTGCGAGGAGCACGAACGGCGATTCGGCGAGCCGTTCGTGCTCGACGCGCAGAACCCGCAATACTGATGACGGCCCGCTTCGGCGGGCTTTCTGCTATCATGGGACGCGTCCTTTCGCGATGCGCCCTGACTGGTAATCATTTTCACGCGAACGAAAGGATCGAACATGGAGAAGAAGTACCTGGTAACGTGCGGATGGGATGACGGAAGCCAGCCCGACGAGTGGACGTTCGCCGACGAGGCGGAGGCCCGTTCGTTCTACGGGTCGCTCGACCTGCGGAAGCAGTACCGCACCGAGCGCATGACCGCCGGGAGGGGATGGCGCGAGCGCGCCGCCATCAAGGAGTTCGTGCCGATAATGTGGGACCCGGAGAACGAGTGGGTGGACGCCTACGGGGACCCGCTCGAGCACGACGAGTACGGCAAACACGACTTCATGGCCGAGGAATGAAAAAAGACCCTGCAGCGCGCAGGGCCTCCCATCTTCCGCAGTCTCACCGCTTCGGCTTGAAGTGCTTGCACATCACCTTCCCGTCCATGACCGCTGCGGCGTGCGTGACGCCGTAGCGGTACGGGCAGTTGTGCTGGCCGAGCCCCGGGAACACGCCGTCGTCGTGCCACGTTGCCAGCGAGCACGCGCCAGGGCACCACTCGATCGACGGCATGTCAATCGCCGCGCTCGCCATCGTGCTCCCTGTAACGCCTCTGCGACGCGATCTCGCCGACGATGCCGGCCTTCGTCGCCCCCGAATAGCTCAGGCAGATGCCCTCCTCGCGCGCGATTGCGCGCAGCTCCTTCACGGTCATGCGCGACAGCTCGTCACGCATCCTCTCGTAATCGGTCATATGTCCATCCTCTCCTGTATGCCGGTCATCGCGCACGCCTCCGCGACGCATTCGTCGAAGTGATCGCGTGCGGCGATAGCGTACTGGTAATATTTGTTCTTGCCCTCGTAGGCGTCGGCGACGAACGGCAGCTCGTCCCAGTACATCACGCCGTTGGCCATGTCCTCGGCCCTGCAGTCCGGCCACGGCAGCTTGCTGAACTTCACGCCCTTCGGCACGAAAAATACCTCGTTGCCGTTCCACGCCTCGACGGTGCCGCGCGGGCCGGAGAGCCGCGCCCTCACGGTGCCGCGGCACGCCGCGGACGCGCATGTCTCCTGGACGGTCCAGTCTCCGTAGCGCCTGAACGCGCCCATGCGGCGGCACCACGCGGTCACGCGGTTGTAGGGGCGCCATGCGTTGTCCGGCTCGCCGACGAGCCTGAACTCGTGGCCGCGCCACCCGTCGTCGCGGAACTCCATCGAGTCCAGCTCTCGCGTGTTCACGACACCACCTCGCCGTCGAGCGTCACGAGCGTCACGATCTCGTGCGCGTGGTCGCATGCGAGGCCGAGCTTCCCGCGCAGCTCCTCGATCATCGCGAGCGCTGCGTCGAGCCTTTCCTGCAGCTCGCGCTTCTCGGCCTCCCTGCGCGTGATGACGGCGTCCATCCCGTCGAGGAACCTTGCCTCGCACTCGCGCTCCGTGATGGCCGCCTGGCGGTCGAGCATGTCGAACACGAGCTGGCCGACTTCCGTCTCGAACAGCTTCATGGTCTCGTTCTCGTTGTAGAAGTCGGTCCACTCCTCCCACAGGTTGCCGGCGCTGTCGCGCGTGTCGGCCTCGTCGGCGTCCGGCTGCATCGACTCGATGACCGCCGAGTCAAGCACCACGCTGCCTTCCGTGAACGGCTTGCCGCAATTTACAAAGTAGCTCTGCTCCATGTGCTCGGCGTCGAACCACGCCTGCCGTTCCTCGCCGCTCATGCTCAACAGCCATTCGTAATTGTTCATGTCCTCGCCTTCCTCTCCAATTCCTTGCCGCAGCCCGGGCAGTACCTCGCCCTCACGGCCTCGTAGCGCCCGTAGTAGTCCATCCTCAGCACGTGCCAGGTGGTCTCGCACAGCGGGCACGTGGACGTGAGCTTCCCGTTGACGCCGCTCATTCCGACCGCCTCCACGCCTGCGCCATCATCGACGCGATGAACTCGCCGATGGCATCGGCGCAACCTCCGGCCATCAGCCGCAGGTCGCTGTCGGACAGCTTCTCCTTGAGCAGCGTCGCTTGCTCGAACGCGTCCACGAGCTGCGCGCATTCCTCGTACGTCATAGCTCCACTCCCATCTCGGTTGCCCGCGTCATGAACTCGCAGCCCTCGTCGCGCTCGTGCTCGCAGTCGACGCAGCTCATATAGCTCAGGCAGCGCGTACGCAGCATGTCGCGGATAAGCTCGTCGCGCTTCGCAATCGCAGCCTCAAGCTCTGTGACACGGCTGAATGCGTCCCTCCAGTTACCCATTGCATGGACCTGCTCAACGTGCCAGCGGTTCCGCTCTGCCTCAAGCTCCGCTATACGCTCCTGCTGGTTGCGGATGGTCTCGGCATCCAGGTAGTAGCCTCGCCGCTCCGTGCAGTCGGAACAGCTCCTGTTCATAGCCCCTCCTTCCCCGTCTCCTCGTCTGGCATCCACTCGCCGCACCACTCGTCGCCGTACGTCTCGGGGAAGCCCATGAGCGTCTGGTCCGCCGTGCTGCCCTGCTCGTGCTCCTCGTAGAACAGGCCGCGCTCGGCCACTATCGGAACGCTCGGCGGGTAGCGATGGCAGGAGCCGCACGTGATTAGATCGTACGGCTCCTTCTCACTGGGGTTCGGAAACCAGTAGTCGCAGTTCAGGCAGGCGCGCCCGATTTTGTGTCTCATTCGCCAGCCTCCTTTCCCGCATAGCCGCACGCCGGGCACGTCGGATTGTTCTTCGCGGCTTCCGACAGGCTCCACGTCTGGAACTCCTCGCCGCATTTCATACACGCCACGAAGTAGCTCGTCGTCGGCACCAATGTGTCGTACGTTTTCCAGGCGGTTACCTCGTACCATTGGCTCATCGCAACCTCCATCCCGTGATGACGAACCCCGCGATGAACGCTACCGGCGTCAGGATCGCAAGTCCCATCTAGAGCGCCTCCCAGTCCTCGCCGTGACACGGCATCTCGCCGTCGTAAATCCAGTCGCTTATGACCAGCCCGCGCTCCTGCTCGCAGCCGTCCACGTCGCAGATGTAATCCCCCTCGCCGATGTAGAGCGCCTGCAAACAGTTCTCACAGCTTTTGTCCATGTCAGTCCTCCTCGTCGCTCTCGAACACGATGCCCAGCTCGTCGCCAATGTGCCTGAGCTGCCTCGTCATGATGAGCGCCATGCTGCGCCACCATTCGGTCGGCCTGCCGTCGCCCATCTGCTCGCGCTCCTCGTCGGTCAAGTCCGACCAGCAGATGGCCTTGTACCTCCCGCCGCGCTCCACGCGGAAGTACACGCCGTCGAGGTCGCGGATTTTCGGGTAATCGCTCATCGCCTCACCTCCCTGCCGCAGCGCTCGCAGAAGTTGATGCCCTCTGGCTTGCTCCCGTAGTCGTCGAACTCGCTGAAGCGCTCGTCCCACCCAGACCAGCACCCGCAGTCGAGCACCCAGTTCGCGTACATGCACTCGCGGCCAGCGTCGGTGTCGTCCCACAGCTCGTTCCATACCCACCTGCACGTCCCGCGCTCCACCGTCTCGCCCGATTGCCTGACGTAGTTCTCGCCGCGCCAGTTGAGGAGCATGCCGTCGTCTGACACGGTCAGCCCCGTTGGTAGCCCGTCTGTGTTCTTTTCGCGCCCCAGCGTCATGGCGATTGCGCGCGTCGGCGCGACGCACACCCCGTCGCTCTTCATCGCGAACATGGTCTCGTCGCCTGCGAACATCTGCCTGAAGGACGCCGCTCCCCCGTCGCCGAACTCCCAATCGGTCCTCGTGTCGTGGAGGCCGAAGTCGACGGTCCTGTACTCCACGCCGCGCTCCCTCAGCATGCGGCGCAGCTCGTCGGTCGCGGTGTTGTCGGTCATCACGCAACTCCTTTCCACTTCGCCCTTTCCATGGCGTGCTGCCTTATGTATTCGGGCGTCGGTGCGCAACGGCTGACGCCGTACAGCCTTGAGAGCGCCATTGCAGGTTCCCAATGTGGACATTTGTTACGCGTCATTCCGCTTGCGTCATAATGCATAAAATCATGTCCACATCTGTACGCGAACTGCGTCACGCAGCGAGAATGGTCGCACGTCTCGCAGCATCCTTCGAGAGCGTCTAGCAGCTTTTGCAGCTCGGTCGCGTTGCTATCGGTCATCTGCCCATGCTTTTTCGCCATCATCAAATCGATACAGTCAGTCACACGCTTGCTATGGCGCGGCTTGATCGCGTTGCTATCGGTCATCGTCATCCACCTCGATCCAAAAGTACTTGTAGCACCAATCGCATTCCTGTTCGAATTGCTCGGAGTGCCAAAGCGCTTCGGTCCAAAGCTCGTCGGGTTTTACCTTGACCTCCATGCCGCAATGAGGGCATTCGGCCTTCACGTACTCGATATCCCAACAGCGCATTCCGCTTACAGGCTTCTCGGTCGCTTTGCTATCGGTCATCGTGTATCGCCTCTTCCGCAATCGCTTCGAGCGGCCCGATCCAATCACGGTACGCAGCAAATTCGTCCATTACCAAAACGTCGCACGAGCAACCGCGCAGCTCTGCACGCGATGACGTGAAGCGAATGCCGCCCTCGCCTGAATCGATGCGTAGGTTCCCGTTGGTTTTCCTCGCCCAGTAATCCACGCCTAGCGCGTCGCATCGGCGAATCGCTTCTTGGAACTTTTCGCCAGCAACGCGCATGTCCTTGCAGACGAAGATGACGCGCCTGCCCATTACCATCGCCGCTATCGCTGCATCTATCTTGCCGTCGGTCATCACTTCCCCTCCTTCGCCAGCTCACGTATCTCGTCGGCGTACTTTGCGATGATTTCGCCTGCGGTCAACCCGATTTGGTGGCCCTGTTTCGCAACTTCGTTCGTCAGGTCGGTCAGCACGTCCTCGATGGTGCGCGGTTTGACGTGTTCGAGCTGCAACGGCCCATACCAATGCCCGCGCGGGTCGCAATCACCGATTGCCCAGCCGTCTGAGTTGAGCAACATGCACACGACCTCTGCTGGTTTCTCTCCCGTTTTCGGGCGAAACGGCTTCTCCGCAACCACATCGCCCACGCGAATCGGTACGCCGTTGCCGTCCAGCGGCAGCTCCATGAACCGCTCGTCCACTTCCGCCTGTATCTTGTCGGCGAACATGAGCGGGTCGTGCTTGCCCATGGAGCAGAACTGCTCAGCCCATTCACGCAACTCGTCAAGCGCCTTGATCTCTGCCATGTCCATCACTCCCCGTCGTACTCCTGCTCCCACAGCTGCTCGAACTCGTCGGCGAAGTACTCGATGAACTCGCCCTTGCTCACGCCCTGGGGCGGCACGTACGTCCTGTCCAAGCACCATGCGTCGAAGCCGTCCTTCATGTCGGAGCGGCACGCCCACGTGCAGTCTCTGAACAGCTTCTCGCGCCCCGCCTTCCTGACAGCGTTGTCGAGCACAATGTTCGTGCGCTTGTCGGCCATCTCTGCCAGCGTCTCTTCGAGCTTCTTCCTCAGCTCGGCGTTCTCGGTTTCTAGCCGCTCGTAGTCGGCCAGGAACCTCTCCTCCAACGTCCTGTAGCTCATAACGTCCCCTTTCCCATCAGCTTGCGTATTTCGTCGGCGCGTTCCGCGAACACCTCGTCGGGGTTGCGCCATATGTCGCTCTTCGCGTAGTCGAGGGCTTCCTTCCATACATCGCGTAGCACGTCCTCAACCGTGCGCGGCTTGGCGTGAACGTAATAGTCGGGGTAGCTGCCGAAAATCCCATGCGCCTTGTTCGGGCCTTCCTCCCAGATGTAAACGCGCGTGCTGCTCACGGCGTAGACATGCTCGGCCTCCACGTGCTCGCCAGTGTCCTTGTTCCAAAGCTCCTCCTTCGGGCGGATTGGAATCCCGTCCGCCGCCGTCGGTAGCTCCATGAACCGCTCGTCGACCTCGGCTTGAATCTTGTCGGCCAACCCGACGAACAGCTCCTTCTCGCTCGGCGTGAAATACAGCGCGCTGATTCCCAGCTCGTCTGGCTCGCCGACGCCTTTCACGAGCTTGCGCAGCGTCGCGAGCGCGTTAATCGCCGCCATCTTAAGCCCCTCCCCTCAATCTCTCGGCCCTCTTCCTGTAGCCGTATACGCTGCATTCGCTCGCGCTCTCGCAGCAGTAGTCGTAGTAGTTGCACCATCCACGGCAGAAGTAGTTCTTGAACTCGTCGAACAGTTCGGGCCACGTGTCCTGCCTGCCTTGCTCTTCGTTCCATGCGCCCACCGCTTCCTCTAGCGGTAGCGCGCTGGTGCGCCTGTCGCATACCGTGCATTCGACTCGGTACTCGTCGGCGCAAACCTGCCTGATTACGACGGCCCCGCCGCAGATGCACGGGCTGACTTCCAATCCGCTCATGGCAATCACCCCCAACACGTCCACACGTCAACCGCCCCGCTCGGGCAGATGTCGTACACGCGGCCCCAGCCGAGCGGCGTCTCTACCAGCTCGCCGTGCTGCCACCACTCGGCGGCGACCGCGATGTAGCCGTCCCAGTCGCGCCACACGCCCTGCTCGTCCAGGTAGCCGTCGAAGCCCTCGGGCGCGTCCTCGTCGTTGTAGTACGTGAACCAGGTGCCGTCGTCCGCGTAGACGACGCCAAGCTCCTGGAACTCCTCGGGCGTGACCCAGGCCGCGTCGTCGGCGTACGTCGGCTCGTCGGCTATCCACTCGTCATAGTCCTCGTAATCGTTCGCCCATGCGCACACGGGCAGCGCCAGCGCGATTGCCAGCGCGGTCGCGATCGCTTTCTTCATCGGTCGTCCTCCCTTTTCTCGCCCGACGCGCAGTAGAACCCCGGCACGCGCCTCTCCCACGCGTACGCCCTGAGCCTGCACGTGCAGTCCTCCGTCTCGTAGTGCCTGCAGTCGCGACAGCGCACGGGCCACACCCAGCCGTCCTCGGCGCGCGACGCGTCGCCGGACGCCCGGCAAAACGCCATCGACAGCGCCCCGACGAGCCCGCCGAGCGCCATGCCCGCCGCGAACGCGGCCCAGCCGCCCGTCACGACTCCACCTCGGTCATGCGGTACATGAACCGGCCCCAGCCGGCGTTGCGCCACTGGCCCATGCCGCGCAGCTCGCCGTAGTCGAGCCACTCCTTCACGTAGTCGACGAGGGCGTCGCGCATCAGCGTGACCTCGAACTCGGCTGTCGTGCCCTCCGGCACGGTCTCGCTCGACGACAGGCACACGCGCTCGCCCTGGGCGGTGGACGCCCTCAGCGGGCGCTCCAGCTTGCCGACCTCGCCGACGCCCGCGCCCTCCGGCAGCCTCAGCGCGATCTTGCGTGGGAACACGTGCACGAGCCCGTCGATCTCCTGCTTGTAGGCCTTGAGCGACTTGCTCTTCGTGCCGTCTGACTTCTTCAGCATCTTGCACGCGTCCTTGAAGTATCCCTTTACGTGGTAGTCCCAGATGCAGGGCGTCTCGCCGTCGTCCATGCGCGCGAAGACGGTCATCGCCTTCCCCTGCGCGCCCTCGACGCCGATCGCCGCTATCTCCTCGGCCATCTTGGCGTCCTTGGAGCGGCGGTTGAACTCGCCCTCCTCGTCGTCCGCGGCCTTGCTCGCGATGTACTCGCTGTGGATGTCGGGGTTCGCGCTCGCCGTGCCAAGCAACGGCTCGATGAACTCGATCTCGACCTTCAGCTTCTTGTAAGCCATGGTTTTTCGTCCTCTCTCGGTTGTCAGTGTGCTTTCTCGTCTTTCGTCCGCCGCCCCGGCCCGGCATCGCGCTGTCACGCTAAGCCTCCGCCTCGCTCTGCTATGCTGCGCTCTGCCATGCCGCCGCCGTGCCAAGGACCGCCTCGCCACGCTGCCGCCTTGCGTTTCCTTGCTCTGCCTTCGCGGTGCCAAGCTTTGCAGCGCAATGCCCCTGCGTTGTATTGCCTTGCTTCGCCTTCGCAATGCCAAGTGCCGCCATGCTTTGCCGCGGCCTTGCAAAGCTACGCCGCCGCCCTGCCTCCCGGCGCTATGCAGCCGCCGTGCCCAGCGAGGTGGCGCAATGCCTTGCCATCGCCGCGCCGCGCATCGCATCGCCAACGCACTGCTCCGCCAAGCCTAGCCGCCGCCATGCCGAGCACGCCTTTGCCGCTGCCGCGCCATGCTCCGCAGTGCTGTGCCGTCGCTCGGCCTTGCTTAGCCCTGCGTTGGTGTGCTTTGCCCTCGCTGCGCAACGCCGTTCACGGCAATGCCGTCGCCCTGCCTGCCCTGGCCTCGCATAGCCGCCGCCGTGCTTAGCCCAGCCTTGCTTTGCCATAGCCGTGCGTCGCCCACCTTAGCCGCCGCCCCGCTCAGCTAACCTGTGCCGCAGCCTTGCAGCGCCATGCCGTCGCGACCCATTGCTAAGCCCTGCCGACGCCGTGCTTAGTTCAGCTAAGCCTTGCCGTCGCAAAGCCTTGCCCAGCCGAGCTTTGCCGTCGCGTTGCGTTGCTACTCAGTGCCCTGCCGCCGCCCCGCGTTGCATTGCCTGCCGGCGCTTTGCCGTTGCCCAGCGATGCATCGCTTCGCATCCGCCAAGCAGGGGATGGCGATGCTTTGCCCTCGCTCGGCATTGCCACGCCATGCTGGGCCTCAGCCTCGCCTCGCCGTGCTTCGCAGCCGCTCAGCTGCCGAGGCCCAGCAGCTCGGCCGCCCTCTGCCTGAGGTTGCACGGCCTCAGCTCACACTGGTCGCACGACATGCGGCTGTCCAGGCAGATGTGCTGGTGCAGCGCGAGCGCCTCCAGCTTCCCGATGCGGTCGGCCTTCTCGTTGACCTCGGCGCACAGCGCGCCGTTCAGCTCCTTGAGCCTGTCCACCTGCGCCCGCAGGTCGCCCGTCTCCTGGCGCGCTCTCCTGAGCGCCGCGTCCGTCATGCGCCCACCGCCCTCTCGACCGCCTCGACCATGAGCGCGTCGATGCGCCGCACCTCTTCCACCGCCTCGGCGATGGACCTGGCCTTCTTGGGCGACTTGCGCTTCAGCAGGTCGGCGGCCTTCACGACGGCGTGCTCCAGCGACGAGAAGAAGTATTTCCCGTCCCAGGTGCTTTTCCCGTCCTTGCGGCGATGCTCGTACTGGATTTGCCAGTCGGCGTCCTCCCCCGAGATTCGGAAGGGGGCGCCTTCGATTTCGACAATCATCGTCCTGTCCTCCTGGTTTTTTCGTCGTTTAAGGCATGTCATGACTTGGCAGAGCCACGTTGACGCGCGAACCCTAGTCAGTACCCGTCCGAGCGCGAAACGCGCCCTCACGCAAGCCCTAGTCCGTCAGCCCCACGTCCCAGTCGTGCGGCGCGGGGCGGGTCCACCGCTCGCCGTCCACGGTCACGGAGCGGACGCGGTCGCCCGCCGCCGTGACGAACACGTGGCTGCGCGACTCGCCGCGCTCGGTGACGATCTCGCAGACGTGCGGCTCGTCTTCCTTCGGGACGTTCACGAGCGTTCCGTCGGCCAGGCGCCGCCACGAGGCCGCGCCCATGTCGGTCATCCTGTCGTGCGTCATTCGTCAGCGCCTCCCGTCCAGCCGATGCGCTCCATCGCCGCCTCGCGCAGGCGGTCGCGCTCTGTCCATTCGCCGTCTAGCCGTTCCGAGAGCTCCCGCATGCGCGGCTGCTCCAACAGCTCGCGCACGTCGTAGAGCCTCGCTCCCGCGCTGCCCTCCGGCATCGCCGCGTGCATCGCGCGGAAGTCCCCGCGCGCGTGCTCCGCGCAGCTGTACGCCCGGCAGATCGCAGGCCTCGCGTCGTAGACCGAGCACAGCTTGTCGTCGGTCAGCAGCGGGCACGTCATGTCGAGCACGTCGCCCGGCTCCTCGCGCCACCCGGCCGCGAGCGCCGCCATGCGCAGCCTCACGGCCTCGTGCGGGCGCATCGGCAGGAACCGCGAGCAGCACTCGCCGCAACCCTCGTGCGTCCCGCGTGCCGTGAAGTGGTCGGTCGGCGTCGGGCGCTCCTCCGCCATGAGCGCGTTGAGCTCGGCGGCGACATCTGCCTTCTCGGTCGTCGATAGCGCCATGTCACACCTCCTCGATGTCGATGCGGATTCCGGGCACGCGCCCGTAGACCTTCGTGACGTGCTCGCTGAACACCTGCGCGTCGTCCTTCCACCACCCGAGCTCGGTCATGACGTCCTTCAGGCCCTTGTCGAGGTTGTCGGTGTCGGGCCTCGCGAGGTACGGCGCGCCGTCGGCGTGGCCGCCCTTCGGGAAGCACCACGTCACGTCGAGCATCACGCCGCCCTCGATCGGCTTGGCCGGGCGGTGCGGCTCAAGGTGCGCGCGGAGCAGCGACTCGGCGTCGGCCCACGCCCTCGACGGGTGGAACCTCGGCACGGGCCTGCCCGTCGCGACGTCGATGACGCACGATACCTGGTGCTCCTGCTTCGTGGCCTTCGGCGGCTTCTCGATCGCCATGAAGAAGTGGTAGCTGTCGGCCATCGTCACACGTCCATCGACGTCTGCGACGGGTAGAGCACCACGTTCACGCTCTGGCCCGTCATCCTCGCGAGCGCCGGTATCTGGCCCCACGAGTCATATTCGAGCTCCAACGTGATGACGGCCTTCTTCGCGTCGATGCTCGTCTTGGCCATCTTGGCCGTTATCTCGATCTGGTCCATCTTTTCGCTCCTAGTTCTGCTCGTACGTGTTGATGTCTCCGCTGAGGCACATCGTCGCGTCTGCTTCGCCGAAATAGCTAGCTGCGTCTCCAAGCCTCGTGATTGCGTTTAGCGCCTGTCTCGCAATGCAATCGCCGTCCTCGGACCATGCGCAGCAGATTTCCGGCGCCCCGTCGTTGAAGCACTTCCTTTGCGTCAGCGGGCACATCCGCATCTCTTCCATTTTTTTTCACTCCTTCTCTCGCGCGGGTAATCACGCAACGCTTGCACTTCCGGGGGCGGCGGGCTTTCAGCCGCCCCCAGGCAAGGCGCATGCTTTGCCGCTTGCGGATTTACCCCCACAGGGGTAAATAGGGCGGAATTGAGGACGGTATAGCTTCCCGCTACCCTACGCGCGCACGCGAGGGAGGCGGGGGGAATCCACGGGGGAAGGAATCGGGAATGCTTTCCTTCCCTCCCTCTCGCGCGCGTATAGGGGGGAATCGCGGAAAGCTTCCCAAGGAAAGCGTTCCCCTTCCGCGCTTTGTCGGGGAAAGCCCCCCATGGGAGGATTTCGCTAATCGCCATCCGAGGGCCTCCTGACGATGATCTTCTCGTTTCGCGTGCTGTCCTCGGCGTAGCGTCCCGGCACCCATTCGGCCCATTTCTTGCCGGCTTCGGTCCACCTGCTCACCTGTCGGTAAGTCGGTGTCTTCCCGTTCACGTTGCCGATGCGCCTGTGTATGTTCTTGCGCGTCGGCTCCACGCCGTCGACTCCGCACGCCTCGACCGCCGCGGCGATTGCCCTGTTCGCCTCGCGGTAGAATTCCTCGGAATCCTCCAGCATCTCCCCATGGGGCTTGACGTCGCCATCTTGCTTGCCCTTGCCCTTGCGCTTGCCGCGCGGCTCCTCTGCGCCGAGTTCGCCGCACTCGGCGAGCGCCGGGTCGATGACGTGCAGCGGCCAGTCGAACCACGCGCTGACGGGCTGGAAGTGGGGGAACTCGCGCAGCGTGCCCTCGACGCGCCATGCCGTGAGCGAGTCCTGGGATTCCTTCAGCTCCTCGACGCGCTCGTGCAGCCTCGCGCCGTGCTCGGCGTCGAGCATGTCGTAGGCGTTCTGCTCGGCGTTGGCCGCTATGGCGCGCCCGGTATCGGGCAGCTCGGCCCATGTGGCGGCCCCGCCCTCGGCGGCAACGGCGTCGGCGCACGCGGCGCACACCTTGTCCTGTACGCGCTTCCACTTCATGCCCGGTCCCGCGTCGAGCTCCACGAGGTCGAGTATGGCGTCCGGGTCGCGCCCGAACACGCCCGAACCGGACGCGCGGTCTATCGAGCGCTTCTGCCCCTGGAAGCCCTTGCTGTGGTGGTGGCAGTAGATGACGCTCACGCCCGCCTGGTCGCACAGCGCGTCGAAGAGGTTGGCGAACGCGGTCATGTCGCCCGCGTTGTTCTCGTCGCCTACGGAGATCTTGTAGATCGGGTCGATTACGACCACCTCGACGCCGCGCTTCAGGCACCGGCGCACCAGCTTCGGCAGCAGCCTGCCCATGGGCTCGGCCTTGCCGCGCAGGTTCCACACGTCGATGCTCCCGGCGTGCGCGGGCTCGATGCCGAGCGCGCCGTATATGTCGTTGAAGCGGTTGATGCAGCTGTCGCCGTCGAGCTCCAGGTTCACGTACATGACCCTCGACCTGCGGCACGTGAAGCCGAACCACCTTAAGCCCTCGGCGAACGCTATGCACAGGTTGATGAGCGCGAAGCTCTTGCCCGCCTTCGACGGGCCGCTCACGAGCATCTTGTGGCCGACGCGCAGGAGTCCGTCGATGAGCGCCGGCTTGAGCGGCGGCAGGTTGTCGCCGAGCATGCTGTCGAGCGGCACCGATTCGGGCAGCTCGTCGGTCTCCTCGGCGTACCACGCCTCCCACTCCTCCCAGTCGCCCGCGCCCTGGCGCAGCCCCGCGAGGAACTGGCGCTTGCCGTTGCGCACGGCGCCGGGCATGCGCGAGAGCCTCGACGGGTTCTTGTTGGCCTTGTCGATGGCGATGCCGTTGCGCTCGCACCTCTCGTAGAGCACGCGCACCCGCTCGGCGTACTGCCTGGCGTCGTCGGCGTCTATCTTGACGATGGCGTGCAGGCTCTTGTTGCCCGAGTCAACCATGGCCACGACGGGCAGGTTGAGCTGCTTGACGATGGCCGCGAACTTGCCGCGCTCCATGTCGTCGGACTCCACGAGCGCGTGGCGGTAGCTCGCGACGTTCTTGTTTCCGATGTACTCCCCGTCGAGCGGGTTGATGCATATGTAGGCGCCCACCGCGTCGTCGAGCGTGCCCACCACGTCGTCGAGCGACTTGGCCTTCTCGATCGATTTCAGCAGGTCGCCCGCCGTGCGCTTGTACACGCCGACGCCAGGTCTCATCCTCCCGTCGTCGCCTGCGGTCGCGTCGAGCACGTAGCGCACTGTGTCGCCCTCGTCGAATAGCGCCATGAGGTAGTCCCTCAGCTCGTCGAGGGCGTGCCCGTCCCCGTACACCGGGGACACGAGCTCGTCGTGCTCGCTCACGCTCGACGCGTCCACTATGGGGGGCTCGTCGTCGTCCTCGTAGAACGTCACGTCCCACGGGAGCACCTCGTACGCCTTCGCCGGGCTGCCGCCCGGCGTCCAGCCGTGGTCGCGCGCGAGCTTCACGATGGTGCCGCCCGTGACCGGGCTGCCGGCGTTGTTGCCGAACGTGCCCCATTTGTAGTCTATTTCCCTGAGCCGCTTCGCGTGGTCGGGCTGCGCGCACCCCGCCGTCCAGTCCCGCCACGCCTCGACGCCGTAGCCCTCGTGGTGGAGCGCCTGCCCGACGGCCAGGTGCTCGTCGTAGTGCACGTCCGGCGGTATGGCCGCGAGCGCGTCGAGCAGGTCGTAGCCCCTATTCATGGCGCACCCACTCGCCGCGCGCGAACTCGATGACGGGGACCGTCCTTATTGCCTCGATGGGCGCGTCGAACCCCAGGCACCGCGCGAACGCGGTCGCGTCGAACACCGTCGGGCACACGCCGACGGGAACGCCCTCCGCGTTCACCACGACGCACACGTTGCATATGGTCGATGTCGCCTCCATCATTCCGCACCCTCCTTCCTCGGGTCGTACGTCGCGGGGTCGATGCCGTAGCGCTGCCTGAGCATCCACGTGTTCCAGCTGCACGCCGCGAGCTTGCCGATGACGGCCTTCGCCGCGTCGATGCCCCACGTGCCGACGTGTTCGAACCCCGCGCGCTCAAGGCAGCGTATCTGCCTGGCCGTCGCGAGCCCGCTGTCCACGCGCCTGAAGCACGCGTCTATGAGCAGCGACGCCTGCCCCGCGTTCTCGCACGTCGAGCCGTCCACCCCGAACTTCTCAAGGGTCTCGCGCTGCTTCTCGGTCACGTCGCCGAACTCCCAGAGCTTCGTCGGCACGTAGTCCGACAGGTCGAGCTCCTGGATGCTCGTCGCGAACTGCAGCGGGTCGACGAGCTTCTTCTTCTTCTTTCGCTGCTTGGCCAGCTCGCGGGCGAGCGCCGCCTCGCGCTCGGCCCTCGCGTCCCTCTCGGCCTCCTCGGCCAGCTCCTGCAGGTCCCACTCCCCGCCGTCTTCGGCCCTCTCGGCCATGATCTCGGCGACGCGCGGCTCCTTGCCGAGCAGCGACGCGGGGCGCGCCAGGTCGTGGCGCTCGGTCATCCACAGGAAGTCGAGCAGCAGCAGCCGCTCCTTGCCAGGTGATAGGCGGGTCCCGCGTCCAACCATCTGGCAATTCCCTACGATTGCAACCTTGCCATTACGTCTCGTTACGAGCGTTCCGAGTTCGTTCTCGACGCACCAGCACATCTCGTCGGTATGTGGCTCTTCGGTCCATGTTGAATGCTTTTCGGATATGGATCCGACTTTTACGAACTCGGTCTTCTTGATATGCAGATACCAGAGGTCAGATTTCCTGACTTCATTGGCTCTCTCAATCGAAACGCTGGCCCTGTAGCCACGTTGGATACCCATAATCTGCAAGCGCTCAATAAATGTCTTGTTGCCCTTGCCGATGTGGTAGGTCGATTTCCAGCTCTTGTTTTCGTCTCCGTGGTAAATGGCTTCGAGCATGACCGAAAACTGCTTTGAAGTCATATCAAACAGCTTCGGGCTCAAATCTTTTGACAGCCACGGTTCGAGTCTTGCCCAGCCGGTAAGATGCTTGTCCCTGCCACGTGGCTTTCCTTTTGAGATAGTCCATACGACCAGGTCGCTGTTGACGTTGAAATGGGTTTCTTCTTTCGTCCTCTTGCGTATCTGCTTCCCGAACTTAAAACCGCAGCCTTTGATGCACTCTTCGATTTCGGCGCAGTATTCGACTTGATGCGAACTCTGCGTTATGGTTATGGCATTGTTCGACTTGTTGATGGTTCCGTCAGTCATAACCCATCCGATAAAAGTCAGTTCCGCATCTGTAAGTGGTACTCCAGGAAAATGATTCGTTACGCCGCACACGGGTAGATACGCGCCATCCTTTAGTTTTGCAAGGTCTTGCGCTTCCTTGAATTTCCAGCCTGTGCGCCTCTTGTGGTCGTAGATCATCCGATGATGGTTGGTCACGCGAATGTCGGTCGATTGCCCCTTGATTGAGCAGAAGAACTCATCAGATTCAAGCGGTCTGCGTACTTTCGCAAGCGTCGGCACGAACCTTGTAGCGCCTGTGTCTTTATCGAAAGCCAAGACTTCCTCGCCTATTTCAACGTCTTTCTTCCAGCCTTCACGGGTTAGGACTTCTGTTTGCTCGTCCAGGCAATAGAGGCTGCGCGACTTGGTGGGGCGCAGCACCACGACGCAGTCTACGGCGGGCTCGTCCCAGCCCTCGGTGAACAGCATCGAGTTGCACAGCACGTCGTACTCCCCCTCGCGGAACATCCGCTTGCCGCGCTCGCGCCCCTCTGGCGTGTCGTAGCCGCTCACGCACGTGGCTCGGAGCCCCGCTGCGTTCAGCTCGTCGGCCATGCGCTTTGCCGTGGCCACGAGCGGAAGGAAGCACACGGTCTTGCGCCCCGCGCACTCGGCGGCCATGACCCGCGCTATCTCCGGCAGGTACGGGTCAAGGGCGCTCCCGAGGTCGTTCGCCTGGAAGTCGCCGTGCGACACCCTCACGCCGCCCAGGTCGATCCGGAGCGGTATGCACTTGGCGGTTATGGGCACCAGGTAGCCGTCCGCGACGGCGCGCGCGAGCGGGTACTCGTAGGCTATGGAGTCGAACACCTCCGAGAGCCCGCGCCTGTCTGCGCGGTCCGCGGTTGCTGTCACCCCGAGCAGGTAGCCGCCCGCGGCCTTGTGGCGGTCGATGATGCGCCTGTACGACGCCGCAACCGCGTGGTGGGCCTCGTCCACGACGAGGGCCTTGAACGACTCCAGCGGGAACTCGTCGAGCCGCCTTCCCTGCAGCGTCTGGACGGACGCCACGCACGCCATGCCGTCCCACGTGCCGTGGTCGTCCCAGTGCCTGGACGCCTTCTCGACCGGGACGCTCTCGACGCCGAGCATGCCCGCCAGCTTGCCGGCGGCCTGGTCGACCAGCTCGCCGCGGTGGGCGAGCACGAGCACGCCGTTGCCGCGTTCCACGCACCTGCGCGCTATGTCGCTGAAGATGACCGTCTTGCCCGTGCCCGTCGCCAGGACGAGCAGGGTGGCCCTGTTGCCGGACGCCCACTCGTCGCGGACGGCGCTCACCGCGTCCTCCTGGTAGCCCCTCAGGCTCACTCCCATGATTCCTCGGCGTCGCCGCCGCCCTGCTTGATGACGGGCCTGCCGTCGGCGGGCGCGTCGTCGGGGTCGAGGTAGCGCGCCACGTTGTTCGCAAGCCCCGTCTCGCCTGCCTTCTCCCCGCGCGTGTACTCGAACTCGCGGTGCTCGATCTCCAGCCAGCCGCCCATGCCCTTGGTCTCGGCTGGGTTGAACGACTTGCGCTCGCCGTGCTTGCGCACGCCCAGGCACACGGCGAGCTGCGCGAGCTTCCACTTCATGCCCGAGTGCATCGCGATGCGGTCGCTCACCGTGGCCGAGTCGGGCCCGACGCCGACCTTCAGCGACAGGTCCACGCACGGGTAGCTCGGCTTGCCGTTCGTGAAGCCCTTCTTCGCGTTCACGACCGTGAACGGGTAGTAGCCCTCGTCGAGCAGCTTGAAGCCGCTCGAATCGTCGCCCTCGTCGAGCTCCACGTCCCAATCGAGTATCTCGTACTGTTCGTTTGCCATATGGCCTCCTTAGAACGGTATGTCGTCTCCGTAGACGTCGCCGCGCTCCTTCACGGTGGCGACGATCTTCTCCCAGTGCTTGAGCAGGTTGCCCACGAACTTCATGCTGTAGTCGGAAATGGGCGTCGCGTCGGTGTAGCTGTTGTTCTTCATCGACCCGACCGCGTCGCGCAGCTGCGCCTCGTTCACGCCGTAGTCGGCCATGAGCTGGTGGAGCTGCATGATCTCGGGCTCGGTGACCTCTTCGAGCCTGAGCGGCATCACGGGCGTGTCGGTCCGCTCCGCCGCGCGCCTTGCCGCCGCGTCCTCCATCTTGACGAGCTGCTCGTCGGTGGGCGGCCCGCTCGGCACCTTGCCCGCGATGGCCGAGAACTCGAACGGCATCGAGTCGGGCAGCCCCAGGCGGTTCTTCGCGTCGTAGGCGGCGGCGTGCGTCGCGTACATGGCGCGCTTCTTGCCGCCGCTGGCCTTGACCTTCTTGCCGTCGTCGCTCACCATCACGTCGTTCTTGTAGTTGGCGAACAGCAGCAGATCGCACCACTCCTTGACGATGGGCGCGTCCTTCTTCTGCAGCTTCAGCTCCCAGCGGTCGTACTCGCCCATCTCGTCGGGCGCAGCGAAACGTTTTATCTGCGCGTGGGCGATGACGAGCACGTTCTTCCCAGCCGCCACCACGTTGTCGAGCGCCGCGAACAGCTTCGCGAACTCCTCGGCCAGGTACGTGTAGCCCTTGCCGTAGCCGCCGCCGACCGACTCGATGCCCACCGCCTTGTGCTTCTCCAGCACGCGCGTGACGCACAGCGCCTCGGCGGCGTCGACCGTGTCGATGACGAGCGTGCCGACCTCGGGCATCCTTGCGGCCGCCTCGACCTCCTCGATGAGGGCCAGCCAGCTCGTCGGGCGCGGCAGCCTCGCCACGTCGTAGTGGCCAGAGCCGTCCTCGACGTCGATGAACACCGCGTCGGGCCATGATGCTCCGAACGTGGTCTTGCCGATGCCCTCGACGCCGTACAGCACGCACTTCACGGGCTTGCTCACCGTCCCCCTCGTTATCATGAATCCCATCTTTCCTCACCTTCCCCGAGCAACAGCGCGTTCACGCCCTCGATCTGCGGCCCCACCGCCGCCTCGACCGCGTCGTAGTCGAGCCGTAGCGACGTGGACTTCACCTCGCCGCCGGGCTTGCCGGGCGTTATCTCCACGCGCGGCTCGCAGCCCTCGGGCACCTCGCCCGTCTCGTCGAACCGCGCGTATATGGCGTCCCAGTCGTAGACCGTGCGCGTGAAGCCGTTCTCGCCGGCCCACCTGTCGAACGCCTCCTCGTCCACCACGTCGAGCGCGACGCGCTTCACGGGCTCGACGGGCTTGGCCGTGGCCACGCTGAACGTGCCGACCTTCCCGCCGAACAGCCGCACCTCGAAGCTCTTCGCGCCCGTCTGCTCGAACAGCTCGACGTAGCGCCTGCTCACCCTGTCGCGCAGGTTGCCGGGCGTCTTGGTGGACACCATCTCGCCCACCTTGCTGTAGAGCGCCTGGGCCACCGCGAGCTTCCCGACGTCGTCCAGCTCGCGCGGGGCGTCGTCGATCACCTCGGCCTCGTACACCTCATCGATCATCGTCTCCCCTTTCGTAAGTGTTCTCATCGTCCATCAGCTCAAACTCCAAGACGTGCCACTCGTGCCCCCTGCGGATGATGTACAGGTCGCCGCCGTCGCAGTCGAACAGGTGGACCATCTCGTCGTCCAAGATTTTCGACACGAAGATGGATCTGTAGCCCTCGGCCACGGCGCTCTCGTACAGCCTGTCCACGGCCTCGCCGAGCGCACGCGGCATGACGTGGACCGCGCCCGTGTCCCTCATCACCATCCGAGCACCACCGCCCCGAACGTCAGGAACGCGAACATCAGGACGAGGGCGATTCCCGCCCAGCGCGTCCCGCGCTCCCACTCGTCGGCCTGTGCTACAATTGGCCTGTCTTGTCGGCTCGCGCCGATATGCGTCTTGACGCCGTTGCAGTGCCAGCTGCGCGGCGTCGCCCTCTTCACAGCTCTATCAGCCATCGCCTACCCGCCTTCCTCGCGTTGAGCACGCCGTCGCGGCACATCCTCGACACCGTGTCCCTCTTGCTCTTCTTGGATTTCGCGTCCTTCATCGCCTGCTCGCCGTACACCAGCTCGCAGTACCTGTCCACGGTCAGCAGCATTCGGCCTCCTTCCTGCTCGTGTCGGGTGACCGCCCGGTTGGGCGCAGCCGCCGCCCTTGCCCGGCCTCGGAGGCGTGAAGATGCCTGTATGGATGAAGCGCATCCTCGGCCCGAGGGTCGGCGCGCATGGAAAGGAGGTGATGAGCATGCGCGATCGTGCGCCCAGTCGGGCGGCCACCCTGCTTGCGTCTGATAACCCGCCTCGATGTGCGGGGGCGCGTCGCGGGACCTACCGCGCGCGTCGATTCGTCTGAGAAGGTGCGACGGACACGGGACCGATGCGGTAACATTGCGGTTGCGCGATGCGAACTCCGTTGTCCGGTTGGAAAGCGATTGCCCCGCCGCCGAAGCCGTCCGCCGTAGTCCCGTATCCGTCTTTCAAGGTGCGTGACGCGCATGGCGTCCGGGCGAGCGCCACCCGTTTCCCCCTCCGGGCGGCGCGCACCTGGACGCCAGCTGGCCGAGTTTGCGAGGTGCCAGCCGACGCCGTTCAGATGGGGCGGATGAGTTTAACGGCGTCCCAGGCCGTGATGCGGTAGATTAGGTGGACTTCGGAACCCGTTCCTCCGTCAAGTCCATCAGATAATCGAGAGAGCAGCAGAAAAGAGAAGCTGCCTTGATAGCCAATTCGCTCGGCATTGTTGAAATGTTCTTCTCCCATTTGCCGATTGTTTTGATGTCGCATCCGAGCTCGTCGCTCAGCTGCTTTTGCGTCATTCCGATGCGCTTTCTTTCAGATGCTAGGTTATAGTGAGTCACTTTAGTCACTCCAAACTACTTAATTTCTAGTACCTCGTGGCGTC